GACCACGACGGATTTCCGGACACGTTACAAACTTGCTACCATTCAGCACAACAAGTTTGGGCAACGCTTTCCTCCATGCTTCCGCCTTGACTTTACTCTTTGGACGCTTCGGGGCGATTTTCATATCGCTATCGCACCATGCGAACAGTTTGAAGCCTTGTGCCATAGCCTCGCCCATATCATTATCATCATGCACACTAGCATATACGTTCATATACTTTTCCAGTGCAACAAGCCGACTATCATAAATATGGGTATAAAACCACATATCAGGCAGACTATCACCATCGGCAAGAATACTCTCACACGCCCACGTTACATTAGCAACATAGTCTAGGTCAAGTTCGCCATTGAGAAACCAGTCGCCACGTTCGTGCCAGCGAATAGACTTTTTACGCTTCTTAGCGTCAAGAATCATAGCACGGATTTTATGCTTTTCCGTGACTAGATTAGCAAACCCGGCAGTACGAGCATTTTTATACTGATTTTCCGTAGCCTCAGCATAGCAGCCATTATTGAGATAGTCGCAATCGGACGGACAAGTATCGCCAACCGGACGCGAAACCACAATGCAACCCTTGCCCAACTTATCGTTACCGTCTGCTGTTTTCATTTTATGTCTCCTGTGCTACTGATTCTACAATAGAATATCGGCTTGTCAAGCAAAAAAACTTGAAGAAAAATAGCTGCCATTTTGGCAGATCGGCCGCGGAGCCTGCCGTTTTGGCAGGATAATAGCCCCAGGAGGAATCGAACCTCCAATAACTGCTTAGAAGGCAGTTGTTATATCCATTTAACTATGGGGCCATAAAAACCGATAGCCGCCAGTTCGCCACTAGCGGTCTATCGGATATTATAGTAGATATGCTAGGCTCAGGCAACAGCCTCGACTTCCTGCTCGACCTTGCTATTGTGAGCATCGCCAGCAGCCTTGGCAGTCACGCCAGTAACCCTAGCCCGCCAAACCTTATAACCCTGCTCGCTAAAAGCCTTGACCTCACCGGCCTTGACGTTAGCATGAACATCGGACGGCAGAGCATCACGCAGACAATCACCAATCGAATCAACCACAACCTCACGGTCAAGATCAGTAGCAACAATATCAACAACAAACGAAAACTTCTTCATGGTAAATCTCTCCAAGTTAGTGTTAATCAAACCGAACAAACGTATCTTATCATCCCAATCATCACTTGTCAAGAGCCAATCCGAACTTTTGTGTTGTCGTGATCGGTTGGCGTCTTGTCGTGTGATGCTATCATTCTACCATAGAGTATCGGCAAGTCAACAGCCGTTCGTGAATATTTTTTGGGTGTCATTTTGGCAGATCGGCCGCGGCGCCTGCCGCTTTGGCAGTTATGAGAGATAACCCTCACAACCCAAAGTGGTCAGGTCACGCAGCAGATTTTCCGCCATCTCAGGATTCTTGAGAGTGATGCTGTTGGTGTGGTGAGTAGCAGGAACGAACCTATCGCCCTTCCAACCACCAACCAGATCATCAGTCCACTCCTTGCTCTCCTTCAAACCCCAACCAGTATACTGGCGAATAGCCTTGATACACGGGATACGGTTATCCAAACTCATACCCCTAGTGATCGTAACAGTACAACGCTGGTTCACACCCAAAGCCACCTCAAAAGCCTGAGTGATACGCTCTCTAATGTCCTCCCTAGCATAGAAAGCAAGTTCCATAGCCTCACGAACGCTCAGTTGCAGATTAATCATCATTAAATCCTTTCTTCCAAAATGTAAACTTGTTTGCCGTTAGTCAGAAGAGTAGCATACTCGCTACCGTCCCAAACGAACTCGTTATTGTCGCTTTCTCGTCGCCAGTGTGGATCACGAAGTGGATTATAAAACAACTTCTCAAGATTGTCAATAGGTAGAGCGGGATGAAAATCCTTCCTCAACATAACTTCTTCACACCGCACCCACCCACTAACATCATGCACACCAGCCTCAAATACCTGTTTAGCCTTATTCGGCCGGTTCCACAACTTACAACCCCTCATTTCCAACTGATATTCTTTGGGGTCATAATAATACACATCAACAGTTTTTCCACCCTGCTTAACCTTAACTTGCCAGTGCATATAATGCTCACCGTTAGAAAGGTGAAAACGAACTTCGCCGTATAGTGGTTTCTGTTTCATGCTTATACTATATTCTATCGGCTATCAGTTGTCAATAGTCGTATTCAGGATAGTCTGGTTGAAAGTTTAAACTGTTAGCAAGCATCTCTAGAGTTTTTTCTGTATTTCCAACCCAACTATCTCCACAGTTTTCACAAATCTCTAGTTCTTCTTTGGTGTTTTTAATAACTATCTGTAAATCTTCAATCTGTTGCTTTGTAAGAGATTCACTAAGTCTGTCCAGAGCCTCAAATCTTGCTATAACGCTCATATCCATTTTTTCTCCTATAACTAGAGTATACTCTATCGACCAACTCTTGTCAAGATCTTTAAACTTTCGCTGACTACAGCCACCCCAGCCAAATCCGGAGGATTAGGAAAAACAATGTCGGCTTGGGCCATACTCGACGGACATTTCAGACAACCTTCTTTGATATCATTGTGGTTGTCCCCGCCCATTGTTTCCCTAAGTATACCATTAGTATCGGCACTGTCAATACCGTTCTATAAGAAAAATATTCTGCCATTTTGGCAGTTCGGCCGCGACCACCGCCATTATGGCAGTTAATCGTTGTCGATATACCACCAATGGCATTGCTGGCAGAAGTTCCAGATTAATCCATAATCATCATACTTCCACACCAGAACATCACACGCCCCACACGGACAAATATCACTAAGAGTTTTCATAGACAAGCCTCACGTATTTATCCACCAGTTCAGAAGCCGCAATCTCATGAGTAGAGATCAACTCTTTAGCCTTATCTACATTATTCTTGCTCATCGCACCCATGCGAGAGTTAAAAAAGTTGATGATAGTAACCATAGCCTTTTCACGATCTTCATTCATTTTTTGCATTTTCCTCGTAGGCTTCAATATCGTACATCTTTAGGGTGTCGATAGCAATCTTCGCCATTGTATTAGGTAGATTAGGATTGTCAAGGTACTCCTGAATATGGCCGATAAGACGACGAAACTCATCGGTTGAAATAGTAATCATTGCGGGTAATCCTCTGGATAATCGGTAGTTGGTCGTTTTGGTTTTGGTTGTCCCTCATACGGCATCCACCACGGAGCATCCATACGATCCACAAGACCGGGACTTTCTTCACAAATAAGAATATGTTCACTCACAGGATCATCTCTATGAATCTCATATCTTCCCCGCCATACCCCAATATCTGGCCCAAAGTAATAAACCTTTTGCCCATTAATAGGGCGACGATAACCAAAAAAACTAAGCCATTCCATTACCAACCCTCCGGCATAGGAATCTCATCAAAACCAATATAGCATACCACTAGATCATTGTCAAACTGATCCCATTCTGCCAAACCATCGTCATATTCACCATGCCACCAATCACCCCACCCTCCCTGCTCTTTATTCCAGAGAAGATCAATAGGTTCAGAGTATCCCTTTACACAACAAAGATACTTACGGTCCCTAATAGGATTATCATAATGCCAGTTCATTTATTTTCCTCCAAAACCTGTTCCACAATCTTCAATATTTCTTGAAACTTTGGATCAAGAAACTCGTCAATAAACTCATTAACGGTCATTATTTCCACCTAAAACTAAAGTGTGTAGCCTCGTTATCACAAATAAAACTAAAGTATGCCAGAAAGAACATGGTCAAAGACGGCAAGAACAGAATTATTTTACGGAAGATTCTCATTTGTCACCATTATACCATTCTTTATCGTCAAGTCAATGCCTCTCTTATCATTTGTATTAGATTAGAAGCATCGCCCAAAGCCGCAGATTCAAAATCATCATCAAGGTTTTCAGCAACGCTATCAAGTATACTCTCAATGTTCAATAATGCAATACCCATATCCTTTGACGATAGATCGTCACTATCAATACTAAGAGCATCTGATATTTGTTTTTTACTTATTCTCATTTTACCTTCCATCATCTCTGTAAAGCATCCACCAGTTAGCAGGCATACGTCCCTCATTAGCGAGTCGTGTGCTGTGTTCTCTGGTTTCGCCACACGCTCGCCAACACAAATAGCGAATCTCCCAAGTATTATTCTCAGGAAACTGTGGGAATGTCCAATATGGGTCGTGATTCATGTTTCTCTCCTATGCTCGTATTCTATAGTCTATTATCGGCTTGTCAATACGCAAAGTCCACAAAAAAATATCTGTCATTTTGGCAGATCGGCCGCTCGGCCTGTCATTTTGGCCGACACACTGATAGTTTTACGAATAAGCACTCGGCACTATATTTATTCAACCTTATTTCTAAGGAAACTATCAGCAGAGTTGTATTGTGTCACCAATATAGGCTATGATCTCATTATGGAGGGTAGCACACCGAATGAATCGGAGTTTCGTTGGTGACTAGGGACGGGGAATGGAATCGAACCATTTCGTGTAGACAGTAGATCTCTGCCACCGATTTTACACACGCTACCATTACGCTACGCCCGCCATGTCTTACTCTCGTATTCTACACTGTGTTTTTATTTTGTCAACCAGCGAATCGTTTACGCCCCGATTCTATAACCCACCAATACTCCGATATTATGAACCCTTGGAGCAAGGTAAAAACTGGTGGAAACCGTCCACGGAAATCCTCCCTGCAAAGCGGGCATTGCTAGCACATAAGACCCGCTCTGGTCTGGCTCTTGGGAACGGTTACTGGTTGTATTGGCCGTGGTGAGGACGCTATCCCTCATAGATTGGACTTCTAGCCCGTTGTATAACCCCAACAGGCAACGATATACAGTTTTTGACCAGTGATCAACACGGTATGTATATCTATAATCGAAGTGGTTATCCCAATCTAGTCTGGCTTGACCCACGGATGTTTGTATTGTTAGGACCGATTGTAGAAGACGTTTCCTAGGACATCAACTACCGTTTTTACCGGCTACTCGGCCCGACATAACCAACAAGTTTTCACTTGTTCTTCAATCATTGTACTATCTATTATCGGCTTGTCAAGAGGGTTTCTTGAAAAAATATTTTTTGTGCTTCTCGCTGACTACACCACGCTAACCAAATCCGAAGGATTAGAAGAGACAGGGTAGCCATAGCCACAAATCCTTTGGTTGGACTCATTGGATTTTGAGAGTGGCGGGTTTACGATTCCTGTTCTCTCTAGTAGCCCCGTGGAGAATCGAACTCCAGTCTCTGGGATGAAAGCCCAGTGTACTAACCACTATACTACGGGGCCAGACTAGCGAACTCGTTCAATCCAAACGAAATCGCCATACTTTTCTTTTGCAAGAATATTGGCTTCATATTGAGAACTAGCCATAACATAACCAACAAATGTATGGCTAAAACGAAAAACTTTCCAAGAGTAGCAGTTTGATGTAATCATACGCTTATTGTATCGGCTGTTAGAAGGTTGTCAAGTGAGAAAATATCTTGCCATTTTGGCAGTTTTCGCGGCCCGCCTGCCACTTTGGCAGACGAGGAACCTCCTAAAAGAAGAGGCTCGCCATTCCACTCTTAAAGAGTACCCCTCCCAACAGGGGGCGACGAACATCCGTGGTTCGCTCAGCATAAAAGTTCCTAATCTTACCATCAAAAGTTTGAGCGGTCACAAGATGCTTACTACGCTGAAACTCAGGATCATTCCGACGATAACGACTCTTACTATTCAAACGACTAAGATAATCCTCAGTAAAAGTTTGAACACCAACCACCCTAGCCATAAAACGCTCAGGCACATCAGTCACAGGCTGCAAATACTTAAAGTTATAAACCTGACCAACCTTAGCATTCGTAAGACTATCATGCACTCCACGATAAACATGAAACCACGAAAACGCACAAATAGCAGCGGCCACACCAGCAAAAATCAAACCAAAAAGAATCGTGTCGTTCATAAAAACCCTTTCGTTTAGAAATCCTTCACTCAATAAAACTAGCATACCACAAGAAAATCGTTTGTCAAGCAGGAACTGCTACAACACTTTCCATCAGATTCTTGGCAATCTCATGGAAGTTAACAGCACAAACACTAGCGTTCAGCAAATCGGCCCAAACTGTTCCGGTTGCGTTACCATCACTCAAAAGCGCTTCCATTCCGCCGTTGTAACTATCGCGGAGTTTTTCGGCCAGAATACAAGTAGCATCCTCGACCTTGCTAAAATGAGCCTGTTCGGATGCTGCGTGATTATAAATCTCTTCCGCAAGCCGATGCCAGAACGCACTGGACGATTCACTATTGTCGATCCACAACTGAACAGCCCACGTTTCGTAGTTAGAATAGCCGTTGTAGGTCATTATCGTTTCCTTTGGGGTGATGCTCTAAGGATACCATATAGATCGGCACTGTCAAGAAAAAAAATAAGAAAATCTTTGTATGCCATTTTGGCAGAAATCGCGGCCCCGCTGCCATTTTGGCAGATCGGGGTTTTGCTCAATAATCGTCTCCGTAGTATCCGTAGTCCTCGTCGGTTCCCCAACCCGCCGATTCCATCGCGGAATCATGATCTCCGTCCATGCTATCGTCGTAATCATCCTCATCGAAAAAGTCATCATGGTCATCGTAGTTAGCATCGTCGCTGTCGTGCGACTCATCGTCAATCCACGGATAAATGGTACGCTCGGCCATATCATCGAAACGGTCAAAAGAATCCTGGCTCATCGTGTTTTCCTTATCGTAAAGGGGATCGGGGTGGCTCATGACTTATCCTTTTTACACTAATCAAACCATGCTGTCAATAGGGGCAAACTCATCCACAATCCCGACCACTTCGGCCCAATCCCAAAAGTCGGTCAGGTTATTAGGATCATCAATCGGCTCGACTGATCCATCATCAACCAGTTGAGCCAGAAGAGCATTGATCGTGTCCGTATCGTCCAGAAGAGCCATCATCCGAGGAAACTGATTCATCGTCGTTTCTCCGTTGGGGTGATACGCTGATTCTACCATTAGATATCGGTTTGTCAACTAAAAAAATCCACAAAAATAATCTCTGCCATTTTGGCAGCTCGGCCGCGGAAACTGCCATATTGGCAGCCCTTGTTTTAGTTGAGAAGATAGGTAAGAACGCAGCCCATCACAAAAGAGAAACTCAACAGAATATAATCCGCCTTATTCATCTTTTTTACTCAAAGGAAAAAGTAGTTCACAAATACTATAAACACAAGCACCACCAATAGTAAATCCAGCAAAGAATACATACCAGTTAATATAATCGGCCATCCCTAGCCCCTTTCTTTAGTTACGAACCAAGATATTATCTTCAAACGGAGTATGATCACGCAAAAACCACTCAAAGTTTTTTTGGTAAACACTCACGGGGCTATACTTGTTGATTCTATCTTTTGTGGTGCTGGTTCGCCACCCGCCACTATTCAACTTCACCAGCCCATTAGGATAAAACCTTACAACCGATGTACCATGCAACCGAATAGAAACACTGTTATCATACTCGATTTCCGCATAGGTATTATTACCAATCTTTCGAGTCTTACGATTGGTTTTACCTTGCACCATAGAAACCGCTTCGGCGTAAGTCATTTTATTTTCCTTAGATTAGAGAGCCTTAATCTTATTCAGAATATCCGCAACGTCTGCAAAGTCAAGCCAGCCGATAACGTCACTAGCAACGGGCGTATTGTATGCAATCTCTCCGTTACTGTCAAGAACGGCAACCTCGAAAAGACCATCTTTGGCCCCATAGGTTCCAAAGTTACAAACCACACTAGCCCCATAACCATTATCAAACTTATAGATTTTCTGGTAATCCATTTTTTACTCCAAAGAGAGCAACCAAACCACACTAAGAATCATACCACCCGATATCCACAATGTCAATACCAAACTCACGATTTCCATTAGGCCCTCATTTTGGCTGACTATAGCCCACCTTGCCAATCCGATAGGATCGGATAAGACAAATCAACCCCCACAACAGGGGGACTATGAAACCCCCATCCAAGCGGCATTTTCCAGACAGTAAATATAAAACATATCGTTCAGAATCTCACGATAGTTACTATCAGTCAACCGGCGACGATCCATAGTAGACTCACACTCAGCGTACAGCCGACCATCGGGGGTTGCCAGAAAAGTTACGTTGTGAGACTCGCTTCCCCAAATCTGAGTCAGTGCATCTTTGATTTTGTTTTCGATCATTTTCTTTTCCTCTCTGCTAGGTATATCGGTATTCTACCAGCCATACCTTGAATGTCAAACAAAAAAAATAGCAAAATAATATTTTGGCTTTTGGCACGATATTTGCTGGTGGCTGCCATTTTGGCAGATTTCGCGCGATTTCTGCCATTTTGGCAGTCAAGGCTGCCAACTTGACAGAACCCCTCTCGTGGGTGGGTCACCCCTCCCAAGCGAAGGGGGATACTTCCTCGCCCATAGCGGCGATAGCGTCATATTGTGACCGGAAAGCCTCTACCCTCTCCCGACTACCCGGCTTGCCCACCTTAACAATCATCGTATCCTCACCCCCACTCATTCGGGGGTCAACCTTTTCGGCCTTGACGTTGACACTATCACGCATAGCAGACCGATTGAACTTCAGAACCTTTTCAGACCGAATCATACCGCCATCGGCCGTAGACTTGTCGCAGGGGATAGCCAGACCCACGAAGCAAAGGTAGGCTTGACGCTTGGCTTTTTCAATAATCGGAAACATTTTTGATACCCTTAGTGGTGAGAAAAACTTATTTACAGGAAACCACAACAAACCCGATAGGATTGTACCGGCTCAACTTGTCGGCATCAACTTGGGCAGACTCCCGACTATTGTATACCTTGCCGGGTTCAACACCAGCACAGGCACACGTTTCGGGAACACTGTAGGCGTCGAGGGGTGTGGCCCCCTCATATGCTCGCGAACGTTTCATAATGATGAACATGACCATTTTCCTTTCTGACTTGATCCTACCAAACTGCACAACCCCCTAGTATTGGGGGGCTGGCTCCTCAGTGTACCATTCGGCACAATCTTCAAGATATATCGACTTGTGAACTGGACTAAAACCCTCGACCCACTCCCCATACGAGTTTTTGTAGGCATCTGACTCATAATATCGAATCGTGACCAGCGTACCCTTAGCATACGATGAAACCTTGACAATCTCACCGGCATACCGCTTACCGTTATTCTTCAGGCACTCGAAATCGTATCCAACCTGAACCGTTCCAAACTTACTCATTTTCATTTCCTCTTGGTTATACCTCGATTATACATTAGGTATCGGCATTGTCAACAAAAAAAAAGAGGAAAAGATTGTGGAAAAATATTTTTTGTTTGGCATGATATTTGCTGGTGGGCGTTTGGCACAAGATTTGCTCTGCCTGCCATTTTGGCAGAAAGCGCGCGGCGCCTGCCATTTTGGCAGTCTCACTGGCTGACTGTCATTATTGTAAGCCGAGAGGCTCGGCTGAGACAACCCCCATAAGGGGGGTATTGTAGCCCACCCTACTTCGGAGGGGGGTATTCCCTACAATGGGGGGAATCGTCCTCCATTCTTCAATCCTTCGATCAGCGTAGCATAATCGGTAGTAGTATAGAGGGGGTAGTATGCGTCACGTTCGCTCACAATCCATCGTCGAGTGTATCCATTCCATACCGATGCGACCACAAGGCCGAGAGCGTTTGCCAGATTTCGGATTTCATCATTCATCGTTTGCTTTCCTTTTCGTTCAATGGGTGATAACTTCGCGGTTATAAGTGTGAGTCCACCACACTTCACACTCTTCGAGATAGACCGACCGATAGGTGGGACTAGGATCACGCGGGAGATACCATTCAATCGTGACAAGTGTACCCCTAGGGTGAGCCGACACCTTGACGATATTTCCAGCATAACCCTTGCCGTTATGCTTGACACACTCGAAACCCTTGTTCACCTGAACCGTACCAAACTTGTCGCAACGGCTTTCCATTTGCATTTCTCCCTTGTGATACTGCTATCCTACATTTAGTATCGATATTGTCAACAAAAAAAATCACTCGATTTCAATCGACGTCCATTCTTGACAATCTGGGCAAATCACGACGATATCATCGACCGGATCGCTTGGGCAAGGTACGTCAACCGGGCAACCGCAGCACTGCGAGATATATTCGGCATCGTCAAACATTTTCAATCTCCTTTTCCTTTTCACTTATCCTACATTCTATATCGGCATTGTCAAAAAAAAGAAATAGAGAAAAAAAGATTTTCATTTGGCATGATATTTGCTGGGGGCAGTTTGGCACGATATTTGCTGGTGGCTGCCATTTTGGCAGATTTCGCGCGATTTCTGCCATTTTGGCAGTCTGCCTTGTATGCCGTTTTGGCAGGTTCTAACGGCCCAGTTTGGGTGGTACAATCCCCCATGTGGGGGAGAGTGTGGTTATCCCTACCATCGGGGGGTTATGCAAACTCCTCTTCCCCATAAACGTCCCAGTCTGCGTCTTCCTCGTGGTCGATGTATTCTTCCTCATCATCCAGATCCACCCCAAAATACCCAACCGTCCACTCTTGCCCATCCTCGTCGATCATGCTATCCGCGATAATCCGCTCAAAATCGCTCATTTTTCTATCCTTTTCAGTTAGCGTGAATGAAAATCTTGTCGGTCGTGGTCAGATTCGTGACGGTTACAATCCAGTTGCGACCGCTACCATCTTCCCTCATGATGCTATTAATAATCCCGACGTATACCTTGCCCTTCGGGTCAACAATCGTACCATACTTGCCAGTTCGCATAGCACCGAAAATCTTATCAAGATTGTTCATTTTATTTTTCCTAGGTTATCCCCCATAGGGGGGAGGATGTAAGATACCCCTATATCGGCCAGTCTATGCCTCGACCATGCAAGCAATCGCACAATCGTACTCTTCGCCATCAAGATACATTTCCCAGCCGGTGAGGCTGTCAAGATAAAACGAACGATACTTGTGACCATAGTTTTCTTCGTCGTGGGAAAACCACGTTAGCACCACAAGCGTACCCTTGTCTAGAGCCTTGACCGACTCGACCATGCCACTAAAAACGCGACCATCCCTGCGGCTTGCGATCATGTAGCGTCCAGTGATAACCGCACCATTCGTTTGCATCTTACTATCTCCATTGTGGGTTTCCATCGTAATCATGCCACTATCCTACATTTAGTATCGGCATTGTCAACTAAAAAAAATAGTCGAAACCATATTCTATCGACATTGTAAGTTTTCGAGTTTTTGGCACAGGATTTGCTATAGCCTTTCCCCACCTATGGGGGGTTTTTCTGTTTTGCCACCAATGGGGGGTATAACCCCCAAAACGCGGCGGTGGTCCAAACTCAATAAGCCCCTCATAACTAAAATGTATTACCTAAACCTTCTTATTAGCCCCATAACCAAACAAAAAAAAGCACCAGACGAATCTGATGCTTCTTTAGAATACCGAATACAATTATTGTTTCAGGTTTCTGAATGTAACTGTGGAGCAGTATCTTTGATCTTTTTTCTACGACCACGAGCTTTAGCAATACCCAACTTGCGTCTTTGACGTCTTACCATTCCCGTAGTAATATTTTCACCCGTCATATCTTTCAGCTTATTGGCCAATTCACTATCACTCAAAACTTCAATATTATCCCTAACAAACCCCAACTCTGCATCACTCCACTTTTTATAATTACCCATAATAGTTGTTCCTTTTTGACAAAAGTGTACTAATAACTTATTATATAGTACAACATTGTTCACTTAACGCAAGGACAAATTATGAAAATTGAGAATATTATTCCGAGCGAGCTAAAAGTAGTTGCTAGTTCACATTTGGACATTTCACAAGACCTTAATGTTGAAGATCCCCAAAAAACTCTAGGCGAAATTCTTAATGAAAAAGAAGAAAAAAAGACCGAATCCCCAGATTGATGAAAACGAACTATTAAAAGTTATAGATATTATTACTAAAAAATTAGCCTACAAATTTAAATTTGGCTATCATGATATAGAAGATATGAAGCAACAGATAAGCATTTTTGCTTTGGAAGGGTTAAAAAATTATGATCACAAAAGGCCCCTAGAAAACTTTCTTTGGACCCACGTTCGCAATCGACTTTTTAATTACAAAAGAGATAACTATCAAAGGCCCGACAAACCCTGTTACTCTTGTCCTCTTTTCGACAAGAAAAATTCTCTCTGCACAAAATATAGTAACAAATATGATTGTGATCTATACGAAACATGGAGCAAAAGAAACGAAAATAAAAAGAATTTGATGCATCTTACCACTCTAGAAGAAACTAAAGATTATAGTAATATTTTTCTAGATCATAGAACTAATTCTTTAGAAAATATAGAAATACTAAAAATACTAGATGAAAATCTTAATGGGGAATTTCGGCTAATTTATCTCAAACTTAAAAATGGCAGTAAAGTACCCAAAAGCGACAAAGATAGATTACTAAGTCATATAAGAGAAATTTTATGGCAAAAAAACGCGGACAATTAAGCTTAGACGAAGAAAAATTCATACGAGATAGCATTGGTCAACTAAGCATAGAACAAATTGCTAATAGTTTAAATAGAAATATAGACCCTATCAATAGATATATTGATGAAAATAGATTATTTTCTACAGAAGAAAAAAGTGAAAATGAAGTTCTTTTAAGAAAACTACATAGTAAAAGTTTTTGGTACGAAATAGAGCGCCAATTCGATGAAGAAAGCGGCGAACTAGAATATTTTGAAAGTATTTGGATAGGATTAATTAAACAATTTAGAGAGGATGTTTTACCCGCTGAAGAAATTCAAATTAAACAATTTATTACTATAGATATTCTAATTAATCGTAGTATGAAAGAGCGAAAAAGACACATATCGGAAACGGAAAAACTGCAAAAATTAGTAGATAAAGAATATGAAAAACCCGAAGATCAAAGAGATATTCCACGACTAGCTAATCTAGAAACCCAATTAAGTTTTGCTAGAAATAGTATTAGTAGTTATACTAACGAATATTCTAAACTTTTAGGAGAACAACAAAAAATAGGAAAAGATTTAAAAGCTACTAGAGAACAACGAATAAAAAGAATAGAAGACGGAAAAAGTAGCTGGGTAGGACTAATACGAATGCTAGAAGACGAAGAATTAAGAGAAAAAGAGGGCAAAGAAATGGAAATTTTACATATGGCCACACAAAAATATCAAAAAGATTTATTTGGTTATCACAACTACCAAGACAATACTGTAGATCGCCCATTCTTAAATCATGAAAGCGTAGTATTAGATGACTAGAAATTATCAAGACCCCCAATATAAAGAATGGCGCAAAAAAATATATGCTCGAGACAATCACAAGTGTCAATGGCCAAACTGTACTAATACTAAAAAATTACAAGCCCACCACATATACAGATGGGCCGATTTCCCCGGTCTAAGATATCATCCTCAAAACGGTATAACTCTCTGTAGACTGCATCACGAGCTCATAAAAAATGATGAAGATAGTTATAGAGAATTCTTTACAAAATTATTATTAAAATGAATCAAGACCCTTTTACAATTATAATTGATACAAGAGAACAAATTCCTTGGGAGTTTGGTTTCCATAATACGGCTAAAAAAAAGCTAGATACCGGAGATTATACTATAGAAGGTTTTGAAAATATACTAGCTATAGAAAGAAAAAAGAGTGTTAGCGAAATAGCTACTAATTTGAGCGAAAGTAGATTCTCGGATGTTTTAGATAGATTAAGTAAAATTAAACATCCATATATGGTCTTTGAATTTTCTTTAGATGAAGTATACAGTTTTCCAGTTGGTAGTGATATTCCTAAAAAGCTATGGGACAAATTGCGTATTAGTGGTAATTATATTATCAAAAGACTAATTGAAATACAACTAAAATATAACATACAAGTAGTATTTTGCGGAGATTCTGATAATGCGGAAAAATTTTCTGCTAGTTTAATGAAAAGAATATATGAACAGTATCATACAAAATAAAAAAATCTTTGAGGACGCTTGGCTTGGTCTTGGTGATCTTTCCAAAATCATAGTTGATACTAATCCTATGATCGGAAGGATAAAGGAAGATATAGAAAATCCTGATCTTCATTTGTTAAGACTGCTTAGAAATCCTAAGTATTTTGGTAGTACTTGTAAATTGTTATTTGATATAGAGCTTCATCCAATTCAAATAGCTATCTTACAAGAATTTTGGGTAAGACCATTTCCTATGTTTATAGCCTCTCGCGGTTTTGGTAAAAGCTTTTTGATGGCACTATATTGTGTGTTACGTTGTATGCTTGTGCCAGGAACAAAAATCGTGGTTGTGGGTGCTGCTTTTCGACAGAGTAAAATCATATTTGAATATATGGAAACGTTGTGGCGAAATAGTCCCATATTACGAAGCATCTTCACAGGAAACAATGATGGTCCGCGTCGAGATGTTGATAGATGCACTATTAGACTAGGTGAAAGTTGGACAATAGCGGTTCCTATGGGTGATGGTAGCAAGATTAGAGGCTTAAGAGCGCATATTATCATCGCAGACGAATTCGCATCAATATCACCAGATATTTACGAAACAGTAGTATCAGGCTTCGCAGCCGTGTCGGCCAATCCAATCCAAAACGTTAAAGAAGAAGCTAAAAAGAAAGCACTATCAGAAGCAGGACTATGGAATGATGAATTAGAAGCAGTCCAAATCAAAAAAGGTAATCAGGCGATCATATCCGGCACAGCAGACTACGCCTTTAAACACTTTGCTAGTTACTGGAAAAGATACAAAACAATTATCGAAAGTCGTGGAGACAAACACAAACTAGAAGAAATTTTTAAAGGAGAAGTACCAGATAATTTTAATTGGCAAGACTACAGTATTGTGCGTATACCATATGAACTTATTCCTAAAGGTTTTATGGATGATAAACAAGTTAGTCGAGCTAAGGCCACAATACATACCGGTATATACAACATGGAATACGCAGCATGTTTTACAGAAGATAGCGATGGATTTTTTAGACGCAGTCTTATAGAGAGCTGTATTGCTAGCGAAACTAAACCTATCATTATAAATGGTAAAACTGTAGTATTCGACTCGTCCACAACAGGAAATCTCAACTTAGAATATGTTTATGGAATAGATCCAGCTTCAGAGAAAGATAATTTTAGTATAGTGGTTTTAGAAATACATCCTGATCATTCTCGGATAGTATACTGTTGGACCACCAATCGAAATAATTTTAAAGATAGACAAAAAACAGGACTGGTTAATGAATATGATTTTTATGGATTTTGTGCTAGAAAAATACGTAATCTTATGAAAACTTTTCCACCAGCCAAAATTGGCATGGATGCTCAGGGTGGAGGAGTAGCCATAGAAGAAGCCTTACACGATCCTGGTAAGTTAGAAGACGGAGAATCTTTAATTTGGCCAACTATAGATAACAACAAACCAAAAGATACAGATGATCAGCCAGGACTTCACATTTTAGAATTAGTTCAATTTGCTAGAGCAGACTGGACTAGTCAAGCTAATCATGGTCTTAGGAAAGATTTAGAAGATAAAGTTTTATTATTTCCAAGATTTGACCAAATTAGTTTAGCTTTAGCTTTGGACAAAGAAAATAAAGATATTATGGAAACAGATTTTAATAATATATATGATAATCAAAGCGATTGTATTCTAGAAATAGAAGAACTAAAAAACGAGCTTACAACTATTGTTATGAGTCAAACAAGTACAGGTTCAGGAGGAAGAGATAGATGGGATACTCCAGAAGTTAAACTTCCTAATGGTAAAAAGGGCAAGTTAAGAAAAGATAGATATAGCGCTCTAATCATAGCAAACATGTTAGCAAGGCAAATAAATAGATGTTTAACTCCAGTGACATTTGATATTATAGGATCAAATTTACGTGATGATTTTAAAAAGAGTACTAACGGAGAACTATATAAAGGACCAACTTGGTTTACAGGAGCAGCTAACGATGATATATATAAAGGAATTTATAGATAATTGTGTATACTAATCAATAGTATTAACAATCACATTATAATTGTATTAAAATATGACAGATAATCCAAACAAAACTAATGCGGCCATTCCAAACGCTGAAATACTACCTCCAGAACAAGCATATGTTACATGGGGAGATGAAAATCTAGATGATAAAAGAGCAGCATTAAATGAAGCATCAAAAGCTTTAGATGAATTTACCGTAATAGATAAAAGTACCGCCAACAACAGTAGGTATCGTTTGGATTTTTCTAATCTTGACGGACCAACTAGTGGGCGTCCTGGATTAACACGTAGTGATTATGACTATTTTAGACCAGAAGAAAGTATTCCTACCCACATTAAAGGAATACTAAATAAAGCAGATGTCGTTTATAACAGAGTTGGATTAGTAAAAAATGTTATTGATCTTATGGGAGATTTTGCTTGTCAAGGGATTAGATTGGTTCATCCAAATAAAAGAATAGAAAGATTTTATAGAAATTGGTTTGATAAAGTTAGTGGCGAAGAAAGAAGCGAAAGATTTTTAAATAATTTATATCGTGTTGGTAATGTTGTTATCAATAGACAAACTGCTAAGATTAGTGTAAAAGTTGAAGATAGCCTATATAAGAGTGTCGGAAGTCCAGATTTAATTATTAATCAAAACGAACCCAAAGTAGAAAAAAGAGAAATTCCTTGGAAATATACTTTTATTGATCCTATATATGTAGATGTTATTGGAGGATCACTATCATCATTCGTTCAAAATAAAACTTATTCTATTGTTATTCCAGCAGGACTACGCAAAATTATTAACAGTCCTAAAAATGATGCTGAAAGAAAAATTATTGATCAGCTACCTTTAGCAATTATAGATGCGGCCAAAACTAAGAAGCCATATGTTTTAGATCCTGAAAAGACTCTGGTTTTTCATTATAAAAAAGATGATTGGAAGACTTGGGCATATCCTATGATTTATAGTATCATGGATGATATTAATGTTATTGAAAAATTAAAACTAGCAGATTTAGCAGCATTAGATGGTGCTATTAGTAATATTCGTATTTTCAAGTTAGGTAGTTTAGAGCATAAAATTGCGCCTACTCCAGCAGCCGCTAGTAAACTAAGTAGTATTTTACAAAATAATGTTGGCGGAGGAACCATAGATTTAGTTTGGGGTCCAGATATTGAAATGTTAGAAAGCAAAACTAATGTTCATCAATTTTTAGGAGAAGGAAAGTATACTCCACATTTAAATAGCGTTTATGCAGGACTCGGTATTCCTCCAACCCTAACTGGCACATATGGCGCTGCTGGAACTACAAATAATTTTATCAGCCTAAAAACATTAACTCAAAGACTACAGTATGGTCGCAAAGTACTAATGGCATTTTGGAAAAAAGAAATTGCTATGGTACAAAAAGCTATGGGTTTCAGATTTCCTGCGAAGATAGAATTCGATAGAATGGACTTAAGTAATGAAGAAGCAGAAAAAGCATTATTAATTCAACTAGCCGATAGAAACATAGTTTCTGACGAACTAATTCAAAGAGTCTTTGGTTTTGATCCAGAAACGGAGAAAACTAGACTTAATAGAGAAAACAGAGAAAGAAAAAATAAAAGAATGGTCAATAAAGCTGGTCCATTTTTTGATGCCAACTTTGAAAATACTGCTAAGAAAATGGCTATGCAGCTTGGTTTAGCTACTCCATCACAAATAGGAATAGATTTAGACAAAAAGAAAAAAGGAGAGATGAATGCTATAGAGGTCAAAACACAGTTTCCTCCTATCAAAACCTCTCCATTAGGAGGAGATAATTCTTCTAAGTCTTTACCGGGACAACCCCAACAAGGAAGACCTAGAAACAGCAAAGATTCTAACAAAAGGAAAACTAAAGAATTTTCCCCACAAACCGGTGCTTCTTTAAATATTTGGTCGTTGGATACACAAGACAAAATTTCTAATATTGTTAATCCTATCTTATTAGAATTTTATAATAAAAAAAATATGAGAAGTCTAGCCAATACAGAATATGAAGAAGCAGAAGCAACCAAAGCTAAAATCTTTTTTTCAATAGAACCGTTTGCGGAAGTCACGACAGAGTTAGTTTTATCAAAACTCAATACTATCAATAGTATTGAAATTAATACTAAATATTATCAGTACCAACAATTTAATAAGGCAATAAATAGAGAATTGAATAGACCACTCACCGCAGAAGAAACAAAGTATACAAAATCTTATTTGTATCAACTGGTGTATCTATCTTAATAGACCACTTTACAAAGAAAGTATTTATGAAAATTTTTGAAGCAGAATTAAATGACGGACTAGAAAACGCACTATCCGCCCAGGCTTCTTTAACTTACGCCTCTTTAGCAGAACCATCTACAAGCAATTCCTGCATAAAAATAAATGATATAAAAGCTTTAGCTGGGTTGGAGGATAAAGACTTATACTATACTCAATCCATATTAGTTACTACTTCTTGGAATAAAAATGATGATATTTTTGATAAGGATGAGGTTTGGGCAGCTAAAAATACCCCAATTCATAAACCTACTAATTTAGAGCATAATGAAGGTATTATCGTGGGTCACATTACATCTAATTGGCCTATTACAGATGATGGAATTTTGATAGATCAATCTACTCCCTTAGAAAACTTACCTAATAAATATCATATATTAACCGGATCTGTTATTTATGTAGGATATACAGAACCAGACCTCAAAGAAAGATCACAAAAATTAATTGCTGAAATTGAAAATGGAACTAAATATGTTAGTATGGAATGTTTTTTTAAAGGTTTTGATTATGGATTAATAAATAAAAGCACTGGAGAATACAAAGTTCTTAGCAGAGCAGAGGATACAGCATTTTTAACAAAACATCTTAGAGCATATGGTGGTGTTGGTGAATATCAAGACCATAAAATTGGTAGAGTTTTAAGACAAATAACATTCTCTGGTAAGGGTTTTGTTGATAAACCAGCCAACCCAGAAAGTGTTATTTTTACTCAAAATAGTCTAAAAATTCAAAAAAATATTGGCGAGCTAGAATTACAACAAGAAAAAAAAGATACTTTTGAAAATATAGGTGTATTTTCAAATCAAGCCAACCTAAAGGAGAATGATATGAGTTTAGAAAAAGAAGTTGTCGAAATTAAAGAAAAAATCGAAGCTATGTCTCAATGCAAAGACGCTATTGCTGAAGTAAAAAGCTTAGCTTCTGATCTAGAAAGTAAGAACGCAGAACTTTCTGCTAAGCTCCAAGCCACAGAAACAGAACTATCTGAAGTCAAAACTGTTGTTGTCGAAAAAGAAGAAGCTGCTAAAAAGATGGCAGAAGATATGAAGAAAAAAGACGAAGAAATGCAAAAGATGAAAGCAGATTTTGATGCTGCTAATGAAATTCTCGCTGCCTATAAAGACAAAGAAGCAGAAATGATGAAAAAAGAAAAGAAAATGAAAAGAATGGCAACTCTTCTTGAAACCGGCTTTGAAACCGAGCTTGCTACAAGCACAGTTGAAAAGTTTGAAGGTCTTGACGATGCTTCTTTTGACAGCATGACAGAAGTTTTTGCTGCTATGATGCCAATGAAGAAAAAGAAAATGGAAGAAGAAGCAATGATGATGAAGAAAAAGGCTTCTGAAGAAACTGCCGATGTTTTAGAAACAGCAGAAACAGAAGAAACCATTGATCTTAGTGTTGGTAGCGAAGAAACAGTTTCTGAAGCTGAAAACACAAGAGCTGCTTTAGTTGATTTTGTGTATAACAGACTAGGTAAAAAACTAAATAAGGGAGAGTGAACATGGCTTTAAAACCAGATCGTATCGAAGCATATACAGATATCTCGTTCTTCATGAACGAAACAGGTGAACGTGGTGGTATAGTTGTGCATGTTAGTGGTGGCAGCGGAGTTAGTATGGATGATGCTAACGCTGTTGTAGAATATGCCGCTAATCAATCCGGCACCAAGCCCGCTGGCTTATTGCTAAATGATGTTGTTGATCTTGATCTAACAAGACAGCACATCAACTGGCATAAAGATGAAGTTCAGATTGGCAGTAAAGTAACATTACTACGTCAAGGCCAAGTGGTTACTAACGTAGTTAGTGGTACTCCAACAATCGGTGCCGATGCTTACTATGGTGTTAATGGAGTTCTCACAATAACAAGTACAAATAGTACTAAGGTTGGTAGATTCCTCAGCACTCTAGATGCAGATGGTTATGTAAAAGTAGACATTAATATAACATGATAAGGGAGAAAAATATGGCCAATAAACGTTTTGAAGCAACTCCAGAATTAACAGATCTTCTTGTTCGTTCTGGTTCGCTAAATAAGGAAGTAGCTTTAGGTGCTAATGCAGAGTTTGCTAAGGCCCTAGAACTTCCTCTTCGTCAAGGTGTTCTAAATGGTGATATTCTTGATGGTATTTTTGAGCCAATCGTATTAGCTCAAAGTGCTACTCCAGAATTTCCACTAGACTTTCTTGCTCCAGGTACTGAAAAAGACTTTGTGGCTTATACCATTCCAAATCATGGTTATATTCCACAGCGTCATGTTGAAGGCGATTATGTCATGGTTCCAACCTATGACATTGGCGCTAGTATTGATTATCTTCTAAAGTATGCTCGTGACGCCCGTTGGGACGTTGTTGGTCGTGCTATGGAAGTTCTCGAAGCTCAATTTGTCAAGAAGATGAATGACGATGGTTGGCACACACTATTAGCTGCTGGTGTTGATCGCAACATCGTAGTATACGATAGTGATGCTGATGCTGGTCAATTCACCAAGCGTTTAGTTAGTCTTATGAAGACTGTTATGCGCAGAAATGGTGGTGGTAACAGCGCTAGTAACAACCGTGGTTTATTAACTGATCTTTATGTTAGTCCAGAAGCTATGGAAGACATTCGCAACTGGGGTGTTGATCAAGTTGATGAAATCACTCGTCGTGAGATCTATGTTGCTGCTGATGGTACTCTTAACAGAGTATTCGGCGTCAATCTACACGATCTTGATGAGCTTGGTGAAGATCAACAATATCAACTATTCTATGAAAACGTTCTAAATGCTAGCCTTCCAGCTACTGACGTTGAACTAGTCGTTGGTCTTGATCTTCGCAAGAGAGATAGTTTCATTATGCCAGTGCGTCAAGAAGTTCAAATCTTCGAGGACGATACACTACATCGCCAAAAGCGAGCTGGCTTCTATGGTTGGGCTGAACAGGGTTTTGCTGTTCTTGATAATCGTAGAGTTCTACTTGGTTCTCTCTGATCGGTTTTTAATGCTCTTAGAAAAGAAGGCTGGCGCTTGTCGCCGGCCTTTTTTTTTAGGTGTATTATAACTAATAGATATCTTTTTTATTAAAATAAAGGGACAATATGTACTGGCAAATTGAAATTCCTATTATTGTAAGAACTTTGATCAATGACTTAGAAACTATTCCAACATACTCTGATGATAGAATACAGCAACTAGCCACAGTTGCTGCTCAGTATGTGGCCAAAGATGCTAACTTAACTACTAATTATACTATCAATATTGTTAATCAAACTATATCTCCTGATCCTAGCGATCCTAATTCTAGAGATGTTGATTTTATTGGTTTGATAGCTTTGAAAAGTGCATGTATTTTAGATCAAAGTACATTCAGAACCAAAGCCGCTCTAGAAGGCATTAAAACAGCTTTAGGGTCTGCTAATTTAAGTATTAGTGGTAATATAGCAGGATATAAAATGATACTAGACCAAGACCAAGGGCCGTGCAAACTCTACGAGCAATTGATCTTAGATCATAATATAGGTAATGCTACTGCTGTTAGTGCTGTGCTTAGTCCTTTTGTGGGTAATAATTTTGATCCAAGATATTTATTAAGAGGATCTTTTAGAAGCACTAATAGTAATGACTTTTATTCATAGGATTTTATATGGTAGACTTTAATAAGTTACAAACTGTCTACAAAAATCAAATGGACATGTTATTGGCTAGCTCTGGCCTCAGCACAGAGTGTGAATTTAATTTTGGTATTAGTAAAAAAATAATATGTCCTAATTGTATTTATGATGTAAGCTTAAAAAAATCCTCTGGTAAATATAAAGCTGGGGGTCCCATTGTTTTTAGTCTTGGTAAAATTTGTCCTTATTGTAATGGCATAGGTTTCTATGGAGAAATAACGTCTTCTACTGGTTATTTAGCTATTATATGGGATTATAAAAAATGGATTAATCCTCCTCCTAATATTAATAATCCAGAAGGTTTTATTCAAACTATATGTGATAAGACTTATTTATCTTCTATCAAGCAATGTAAAGATATAACGGTTATTTATAATACTGAAGGATCTAATCCTGTTTTTAGACTCTACGGAGAACCCAATCCTGCTGGACTTGGTGATAATAATTATTTATTTTGCATGTGGGAAAAGATAGGAGTTAATTCTGAGCCTAGAAAAACACCACTACCTAGTCCTACGGCTGCTACCCCTACTCCAACAATATCGTTGACCAGAACAATTACTCCCACCTCAACTATTACTCCAACAGCTACGCCAACTATAACACCGACCGTTAGTGTCACGCCCACATTAACACCAACCCCGACCCCAACACTATAAGTTTTTAACAAAATATAAAAATGAATATATCTCTTAAACTATTAGAGTCTAATCAAGATATCTATAATAGAATTCTTGACGCTTTATTGCCAGCGGTGGAAAATTTAATGAAAGATGCCTATTCCAAATTAAAACAAGAAATCCCTTTAATTGTACAAAATAGTATATTAAATGCTCCAGAATATAACGCTTTATTAGCCGGTCAATTAAGATATGAGCTTGGTATTCCAGATGCTAACACTAAAGTTAATAACTTATTAAACTATTGGATTACCAATATGCAAATAACATATAATAAACCATTTATTAATAATAACCAAATTAAAAGTTTTTTTAGTATTAACATGATAAAAGCTGATTTTAGTGACGTGCTATATCAGGAATTTAGTTTTGTAACCGATAATGAAAGAGGATATTCCTTACCTTGGTTAAGATGGCTATTATTAGAAGGTAATAAAACATTAGTTAGTAATTATGAAGTATTGTTTGGTAATAATAGAAACTCTAGAACTGGATTTGCTGTTATGACGCCATCCAATAGATCTTGGAGAGTGCCCGCCACTTATAGCGGCACAGAAGCAGATAACTGGATCACAAGAAGCCTAGACTCTGTTAAAGACCAAATATATTCTACCTTAGAAAAGAGTTTATCATGAGTAGTTGCGATTTTAATAGTTGTTTTAAGGGAGTAGACAATATATCGCAAGACCTACTGCTTAATATTTTAGAAGCTAATTTTAAAATGTATTTAGACTGGTCTTTTCTCAAGATAGGATCTTGGTTTGATGTTGTTAAACCTCAAGAAACACTATACGGAACCAATAACCACTATAAGCTTCGTCACGTAGAAGACCCATCTTATCCAGATGGTTCTGTTTGGCAAAGTATCAGAAAGGATTGGGTTTGGGAAACTGGTTCTTTTTACAACTCTACTAGTCCTATCTCTATAGGTAGTGTTCTAGTGAATGGATCGGTTGTAAATAAAAATAATAATTTTTTTGTAGACTATCCAAATGGCAGAATAATATTCTATACTCCTATATCTAAAAACGCTAATGTAGAATTAGATTATAGCTATAGATTTGTGCAAGTACTAAGATCATCAGAATCACCCTGGTTTAATCTTATACAATATAGCTCTTTTAATACTGGTAATTTGGATATAAATCAGAATGAATCAGGAGAGTGGTCTATAGGCTCCTACCACAGAATACAACTCCCATGTATAATAATAGAGAGTATTCCATCATCTAGATCAAGACCGTATGAACTAGGCAATAGTCTTTTATGGCTAGAACAAGATATAGTGCTATATATTTTAAGCGAAAATAAAAATGATCGAAATAAGTTATTAGATATAATCCGACTCCAACAAGATAGTACTTTATCTTTATTTGATACGAATAGCGTTAGTCAAAATGATGATTTTCCTCTAGATTATAATGGAGATATTAAAAATAATGCTTTAATGTATCCAGACTTAATATCTCAATATTCTTGGAGAAAATGTTTTATTAAAAATATTAATTTGATAGAATTAGACTCTAAACATATCAATTTGCATCAAGGAGCAGCTAGACTAACTCTGGAAATAATTTCTACATGATTTTAAAAAATTGGGTGTATAAGAACATAGCCCGAAAATACATATAGTTTAAATGGAGATTAATTATGGCTAATAATCGTATTTACTACGCAATTCAACAAGTTAAAGTAGGCCCCGCTGCTAATGCTGCTACCCAAACTCCTATTCACGGCCTTCAAACATTAGGAATTACTACTAATTTTAATCTAGAGCAAGTATTCGAAATGGGTCAACTTGCTATTTATCAAAACGTTGAAGAAGTACCAGATATTGAGGTTACTCTTAATAAAGTATTAGACGGTTATCCATTAATCTATACCTTAGCTACAGAAACTGGCTCTAGTGTGGGCGCTGGATTAGTTGCTTCTAATCCCACCATTCCTGGCCGTCAAAATGCTCGTACAGATATGAGATTATCCATTTTCCCAGACACCAACATTAGTGCTAGTGGAACATCTTTTACTGATCTAGTATGCTCTGGTATGTATGTTAGTAGTGTTAGTTATACTTTTCCTGTGGATGGTAATTTTACAGAAGATGTGACACTAGTGGGCAATAACAAGGTTTGGGGAACTACTTCATCTGGTGCGTTTGATAACACAGACGAACCCGAATCTGCAAGTGGTGTTGGTCGTAGAAAGTATCTCAACATGAGTGCCTGTCGTTTTCCAACACAAATTCCTGGTATTAGTAGTAGTGGTACAAACAACGCTATAGGTAACGGTAGTGGTTTTGCTGCACATTTACAAAATATCACAGTAAGTTGTGATTTTGGTCGTGAAGCAATCAACGAACTAGGCACATACGCTCCTTATCATCGTTATGTTACATTCCCAGTCGAAGTTACTTGCGAATTCGAAGTTGCTGCTATTACTGGGGATATGATTAATGCTACAGAAGACGGTTACTACCTAGGCTTGACAGGCACCACTGTGGCCCCAACAAACACCGCACAGTGCAATGCTCGTCATAATCTTGTTGACGAAACTATCTTTATTGAGAGTTGCGAAGGTACAAGAATTTATCTTGGCACAAAGAATAAGTTAACAAGTGTTAATTACACTGGTGGAGACACCGGCGGTGGTAATGTTAGCGTAACTTATAGTTATAGTACTTTTAATGACTTTGTTGTTGCACATTCTGGCTCAGATGCCGGTTTCTACGCTAGTCTTGCTAATAGTACATATACTCCAGCTTAGTTTAGTCAATAATCGGATAACGGATTAATACATAGGATTATGGATCAAAGATTGCTTGGTATGTATGTATCTAGAATACTATCTGGATATTACATATTTATATATAATAATATTAAATATAAACTTATATATCCAAATACGGATATAAAGTATCAAGCAGAATTATTAGCTCAAGAAGAATTTGATAAAAATAAATTTAATGAATGGATCCAGGAATCAGACATAGTAGACTATTTAGTTAATATAGGATTATGGTCTTATGGAGGAGATGATAATCTTAAAAAGCTAGAGGAACAAATAGATAATTTGAAAATAGATCTATATAAAAACTTTTTAAATCCATCTAAAATTAAAAGTATAAAAAGAACACTATTAAATACTGTTGGCTCATATAATAAATTATATAGTATTAGACACTCACTAGATCAATATACGGTAGAAGGATTTATTCAGTCGGTTAAAAATAATTATATACTTGTAAATAGTATATTTGATTGTGAAAATAATAAAATTTTTTCTTGCTACGAGGATGCTGATTATAGATCATTAAATGAGTTATCGTTAGCTATATCAGAAAACATAATTGATGTTAGTGTGTTTAGGAGCATAGCTAGAAGCGATGTGTGGAAAAACTTTTGGTCTGCAAATAAAGAAAATCTATTTGATAGATCAACAATAAATTGGACGGACGAACAAAGAACTCTGGTCATTTTAACCAAAATGTATGATGCTGCTATGGAGCATCCAGAATGTCCACCAGATTCTGTGTTCGAAGATGATGATATGTTTGACGGATGGATGATTGTTCAGCGTAAAGAAAATGAAAAACTTAGAAATAAAAACAGAACAGAAAAATTACTTGAGGGTAAAAAATTAGATAAAGCTGGTGAAATCTTTGTTATGGCAAAATCTAAAGAAGAAGCTAGTAATATTTTTGACCTTAATGATCCAAATGCCAGACATACAATTAAAGAAAGACAAACCATATTAGCACAAACGGGTAAAGAGCTAAACGAAACAGAACTCCCGGACGTTAGAAGAAATCTAGTAGTCCAATCTAATCAACAATTTAAAAATTCTAGGAAATCATGATGACAGATATAGAAAAATTAATATTAACTAAAAGGTTTCAAACAACAATGATAGGAGCCTTATTTGAGTTTGAAAAAGCATTTGGATATTTGTGGGGTCAAGATAAAAACGAACAAGAATTAACAGACAAAGAATTAGATTTTTTAGATAGATGGGATATGGTTAGAAATCAAATATTAAATAATGGCAATAATCAATTGCGAAAAGCTATTTCAGATCTTGGTCACTCTACCATCAAATATAAATACAAATTTAATCAGAGAAATAATAGAAACGAGGAACAATTATGAAAACTAGAAATTTCAAAGCGTTTATTGATAATAAAGAAGTCGAGTTCATGGTCAGGTCTCCATCCTTACAAGATCAAAGAGAAGCGTCTAAAATCTATAATCAAAGTTTTAGCGAAGCCTTAAAAGCTAAAGCTGTTGTTAGAGCAAAACTAGACGATCTTTTAGTAGATCAAGGATTATGGGATAATCAAAAACAGGCTAAGTTCACAGAACTACAAAATCAAATTCTAGATAATGAAAGAAAATTAGCCAAAGGAGGTATACCTCTAAAACAGGCCAAAGAACTTGCTTTACAGATGAGAAAAACCCGAGAAGAAGTTAGAGATCTAATATCTGTTAAAACTAATTTAGATACTCATACAGCAGAAGGTCAAGCTGATAATGCTAGATTTAATTACTTGGTTTCAGCCTGTACGGTGTATAATGATAGTAAAGAATCATATTTTAAAAATTATGAGGATTATAATAATAGATCCGCAGATCCTGTGGCTCTATTAGCAGCACAAAATTTAGCCGGTATGTTGTATGGTTTGGAAAATGATTACGAAGAAAAGTTGCCAGAGAATAAATTCTTAAAGCAGTATAAGTTTGTTGATAGCAAGTTAAGACTAATTAATAGTGAAGGCAAATTGGTTGATGAAAAAGGCAGACTAATAGATGAAAATGGCAGATTTATCAACGAAAAAGGACAATTCATTGATAAAAATGGTAATTTAGTTGATGATAAGGGTGATTATGTTGTTGAGTTTAGTCCATTTTTAGACGATAATGGAAAACCAGTTGTTGTTGAAAATGAATCAAGCAAAAAGACTGAGGAAAAGGATGAACCCAAAACTCAATCAGAAGAATCTGCTAAGTCAGAATAACCAACATTATTGTGTATATAATATATTATCCCCACTCTACTTATGGTATTGTGGGGATATTTTTTAATAGGACAAATTAAATGGCATCACCTTTCAACCTTACTGCACAAATTAATTTAAGAGGACCAACAAATCTTAAACCGATTGTTAGTCAAATTAGAAAACAGCTAGGTTCTGTTAATACTGATATTTCTCTTAATATAGATAATAAAGCACTGAAGTCTATAGATACAGCTACTAATAGACTTGCTGCTATGAATAAAGTATTAGTTAGTGTAAGAAGTAATGCCACTAGTCTAAATCAAACATTGAGAGATATGTCTAGTTCTTTGGGATCAGTACAAACATCTAGTAATGCTGCTGCTGGAGGCGTTAGAAAAACTTCTCAAAATATTGAAAAGGTTGCTAAAGACATTAAAGTAGCTAGAACAGAAATGGAAGAATTTGGTAAGCAGAGTGCTCTTGCTATTCGTCGTTTTGCGGCGTTCTCTGTGGTTACTACAGGAATATTTGCTTTAACAAATGCTGTCACTGGTGCTTTTAAAGAATTTATAAATTTTGACAAAGAACTTGTGAGACTACAACAAGTTACTGGTCGAGGAGCAACGGGTGTAAAAATTCTACAAGACGAAATTACAAATTTAGCAATAAGTTTGGGAGTGAGTAGCACAGCACTATTAGAAGTTACCTCAACATTAGCCCAGGCGGGTTTGAGTGTGGAAGAAACCAGAATAGCGCTTAAAGCTTTGGCTAAGACAGAACTGGCTCCATCTTTCGAAAGCCTAACTAAAACCACAGAAGGTGCCATTGCTGCGATTAGACAGTTCGGATTAGAAGCAGGAGAGCTAGAAGCAGCACTAGGTAGTATCAATGCTGTTGCAGCAGCGTTCGCTGTTGAATCTGGAGATATTATTGCTGCTATTCAGCGTACTGGTGGTGTGTTCGCTAGTGCTAGTAAAGGAGTTAGCGAAGGTACCGATGCTCTAAATGAGTTTATTGCTATTTTTACTAGTGTTCGTCAAACTACTCGTGAAAGTGCAGAGACTATTGCTACCGGCTTAAGAACAATTTTTACAAGAATTCAAAGAAGTAGCACTATCCAACAACTAAAACAATTTGGTGTGGAACTACAAGATCTTGAAGGCAAGTTCGTTGGTCCGTTTGAAGCTATTAGAAGACTTAGTGATGCTCTTAATCAATTAGATCCCAGAGATATTCGATTTTCAACAATAGTAGAAGAACTTGGTGGATTTAGACAAATCGGTAAAGTCATTCCTTTAATTCAACAATTTGCAGTAGCACAACAAGCTTTGGGTGTTGCTCAAAGAGGACAAAGCAGCTTAACAGACGCTCAGATAAAAGCACAACAAAGCTTAGCTAATCAAATAGCAAAAGTTCGTGAACAATTTTTAGGTTTGATTCGTGAGGTTGGGCAAAGCACTGTTTTTCAAGGATTTTTCAAAATCGTGGTTGGTTTAACTAGCGGCTTGCTCAGTCTTGCGAGCGCATTTAAGCCAATATTGCCAATCTTAGCTGTATTTGGAGCTATTAAAGGAGTAAGCGCCATCGGGCAATTTGCCACAGGTTTTTTTGGCGGTCTGAAAAAGGGTGGTGGCGCTGGTGGTGCTGGTCAAAATATTGGAGAAAGTTTAAGTGGGGCTAAAGAGAAGCAAAGAGCAGAAGTAACAGCAAAAGCAGCAGATGCTATTAGATTAAATACAGATGCTCTAAAAACATTAACATCAGCAGTACAAAGTTTAGATAGTACCATGAGATCTAGAGGATCATCAACTCTGAGAGGTGGGGGTAAGGTATTAGGATTTAATAAGGGGGGTATTGTTCCAGGCAGTGGAAAGGGAGATAAGGTTCCTGCTATGCTAGAACCCGGAGAGGTTGTGATCAACAACCAAGCTGCTCAAAAATACGGAAGAGGCAATTTAGCTAAAATGAATAAACTAGCTAAAGGAGGTAAGGCAAAAGTCTTTGTCGATTATGCTGAGCCAGGATTTATTAATACAGATTATCTTGACCAAGGATTAGCAGACATAGTAAATAAAGGTAAATCACAATTCTTACCTCCTGGTAAAAAAGGAATAGATGAAACAAAATCCTCTATTCAAAACTTTAGATTATATAGAAGTGTTAAAGGTTCTTTATTAGAACAAACTCTTAGAAGGTCTAAACCAAGAGGTACTAAAGAAAGCGCTGGAGGAACTTTCGATTATAGTAATTGGCCAGGTAATGTTCCTGCTTTTGATAATACCAAATTGATAGGTTTGCCAACAGATGCCAGACTATCTAAAAATCGAGCAACTCCAGAATTATTTCAACCTAAAATTCAGAAATATCTAGATCGCGCTACAGGGGGAGAAAAAAATAGAAAAAATTTCGGAGCAGTAGTATTTGAAGAAGGAGAAGATACATCTTTTGATGTTCCATTAAGTTTGGGTGGGATAGTACAAAAATTTATGGCTGGATCGGTCGGTGGCGTTAATGTTCCTAGCGGTAAAGGGAGAGGTAAAACTGGAGCCCGGGGCGCTCGTAGCAAGTTCAAAGAATTAACACAAGAAGAAATCTATAAACTTAGCACAGAAGATCTAATACGATACGCTAAGGATCAAGCATATGATATATTTAGTACTGCTGGTGCTGGTATGGTTATCGGGAATGAGTTTGTTGAAGTACCACAAGAAAGAATAGTACCAGAACTAGAATCTGAATTAACAACTTATTTAGGCAAAAAAGGCTTTTGGAGAGAAAAAATATCTCCGTTCGCCTCTGAACAAAAAATTAAAGCCTCTGTACATAGAAAGATGGACGCCAGAACTTTGCGCAAAATGGTTGCTACAGCAGGCGGAGTTGATTCATCTAGCTTAGAAAATGTCCCTATGGATGTCTTGTTAAAGTATGCTGAACAAGCTCCGCGAGCACCGAAGGAAGTTTTAGAAGCAACCATAGCCAGATATCAAAAAGATTCAGGTACAAAAGGCGGATTCTTAAAACGATTTGAACAATCTGCTAAAAGTGGAGAGTTTATATCTGGTAAACCATTACTAGATGAAATTCCAGATATTCCAGAGAGACTTATTGCTTTCAGAAAATCTTTAGAAAAAGAGTTATCAGAAACTCAAGACGAGAAACTTCGCAAGAGCGTTCTTGATAAAATTGTAAAAGCTAGCAATGCTATACAAGAAGCTAAAGATTATCAAAAAGATATTCTTCCAACCGTTACTGGTAGAGCATCTCATTTTGCTTGGGCTATGAGACAAGCTATTCCAGAATCTAAAAATTTTGCTAATGGCGGATTAGTACAAAAATTTATGGCCGGATCAGTTGGTGGTGTAGAAACTCCTGTTGGAAAAATTTCACAACAAATTCTTGATAGAATACAAAAAGTTGGTGGTAGTGGTTATATTACTGCAAATGTTTCTTATGATGAAATTCAAAAAGCCGTAGCAAAAGCTAGAGCGGTGATGCCAAAAGTAGGCACCGCGAAACAACTATTAACACTTCCCTCATTAAAATCTTTAGATAATGGTTCCTTATTAGAAAAAATTATTGAACCTTTATTAAAACAAGCAGAAGAAAAAAAAGAGGCTGAGAAAGCACAACAAGCAGGACAAAAACAACTCAATGAACAAGCTGCTACGGGAAAAGGTCTTAAGTTTGGACTAGCTAGTTTATATGGACCTAATGGAGAACTTGGATACTCTAATATTACTAGTGCAAAAGAATTATTAGGTAAGGATGGAAGCACAAAATATTTAACACAGCTAGTTCGTAAAAGTTTACCAACACGATACGCTGACGCTGTATCTAAAATACAACAAGATATTGCTGGGTTGCCAGCCAGAGGAGCAGAACAATTTCAATATACAGATATATTTGGAGCGATTGGTCCATTAGCTTTTGATTTTGATGAAACTCTTGTTAAAGATGCAGATATTCCTGGTAAGAAAAATGAAGACTATAGTGACTTGAAAAAAGTTAGAGACTCGCTGCAAAACTCTAAGCTAACACTATTGGGTAAAGAACTAGCAAAAAGATTAATAGATTATCCAGAATTAATGGATAAAATACGAGTACTAACAGCCAGACCACAAAGTAATGCTCCGCTTTTAGCATCAAAATTATCCTCTCTTGGATTACCGATACCAGAGAGTAAGATCACAGGAGTTAGTGGAGGATTGAATAAAGTAGATAATCTTGCTGAATTGGAAACTTTAGTAGATGATAATTTAGAAAATATCGGAGCCGTTACAGGTGCTGGTAAATTGGGTTATCTTTATAGAGAACCACAAAATATAAGTGCTGCTAATCAGTCTTCAAACAGAGCAATAGCTGCTATGGAAGGTTATGGTCTGGAAGAAATTGTTAAACAATTAGGGATTGGAATTTCTTCGGATGACGCTAATCCTCTTAGACCTATAGACTATCCTAGTGGCTTAGGATATGCTGCTAATACATGGGGAATCGATCCCAAGATGCCAACAGATACTAAGCGCACTAATGATAGTAGTGCTGTTAGTAGATTATGGGCAGAGGCTCAAAAATATATAGTTCAAAATTTTGCTTTCGGAGGCAAAGCTGATGGTCCAGGATTTGAAGAAATTAAACAACAGATAATTGATAAATATCCAGAAATACAATTCAGAATCAGCAAACGAAAACGCGCTTTCGGTTACAACTTAATGGGCGCTCTTAAATCAAAGGGTGGCTTATCTGGTGACAGTGGATTAAATTTCCAACAGCCAGGAAATCTCAAACAATTACAAGCATATTCTGATAAATTAGCCGCTAAGTTAATGAATCCAGAACAATTAGCGGCTGGTGGCTTACTAGCCGAACCGGTTCAATCTACATCAAGCCAAACACAAAAGAATTTTGGTAAAGTTGCTTTAAGAACAGGAAATAGAATACAAGCCACATACATAAAAGAGGGAGAAGCAGCGGCAGCAAGATCTGGACAGGTTATTGCCGATAGCATAGGAGGTGGGCTCTATGCTGTGCAATCATCTTCTGCCACAAAGGGGTATGGTCCAAAACTTTATGATATTGTTATGGAGGCTGCTACAGCCGCTGGTGGTATGCTTACGTCAGACAGAAGAACAGTAAGCGATGCTGCTAAGAGTGTATGGGCTTACTATTTTAATAATAGATCTGATGTTAAGAAAACGCCTTTGAACCCCGAGAATTGGGTCAGTAATAGTAGACTTTTAGATGAAAAATTATATGGCCCACCAGATACTTGGCCATCAGCTACAGACCCAGCATGGATATTACAAAGTGGATATAGTAAAAGTCCATCAGATATTAATAATCCAAACTTAGTACAAAAACTTGCTGGTGGAGGAAGTTCTGGCACTGTTCCAGCTATGGTTAGTAATGGAGAAGCTTTTGTTCCTCCAAAAGTAGCTAAGAAAATTGGTTACGCTAAATTAGATAAGATGAATCAAGCTGATCGCAACGGAATGAAAGGATTTGCCGGTGGTGGTATTAGCGTATTTAATGGGCCAGGTAGTGGAACTAGTGATAGTATTGGTCCCATAGGACTACCAACAGGTAGCTATGTTATAAGAGAAAAAGCTACTAAGGCTTTGGGATTAAATAAAGGGGGTAGTGTTGGAGTTAGAAAATTCTTTAAAGGTGGACAAAACAAAAAAGACGCAAAAAGAGCACAAGGAGAAATCTTACAGGATGTAGAGCAAGCTGGCGCTGTTTTAGCACAAATAATGGCTCAGTTACCGGATCAAATAAGAGAAGTTTTATTGAAAAAATTTAAAGGATTAAAAGATTTAGAGCCGGGCGAGAGTTTAATGGGTGGTACCCCAGCTTTTACAGAAAATACAAGAGGACAAGCTGCCTCCTCAGAATCAGCCGCTGCTATAGGCTTAAAAATAACCGGTAAAAAAGGTGGAGCAACAACAGAAACAGTAGCTCATGAAACTGGTCATTTAGCAGACTTTGAGTTGGGTGGGGGTAAAGCTGCTAGTGAAATTGAAGGAACCTTTCAATTCGAATTGGTTGCTAAAATTAGAAAACAAATGGAAGAAGCATTTATAGCAGCTGGAGAAAGTAGTAATAGAATAAATGATTATTTATTACGTGGTAAAGAATTATTTGCAGAGTTTTTTGCTAAAGCTAGTCCAGAAGTTAGGGCAATTATAACCTCTACAACCGACGCTAAAACCGGAATGGCAGAATTGGCTAAGACTTTAGGAGAAACCGGATATACATATGCTGGACTAGAAGCTTCCGACATAGACACTTCTGCATCTACACCTAAACCACAACCTCCATTACCAATTATTCCACCATCTGGTTTACCACCAGCTCCACCATCTGGACCATCTTTTGTATTTCCACCAAGCCCACCAGATCCACCAAATGATAAACAAAAAAAACCAAAACCACAACAAGAAGGTAGGCTTAGTAAAGAAGAACGCAAAAAAAGAAAAGAAGCATATACAGCTAAATCTAGAGAAGGTGGACTAACAAGAGAAGAAGCAAGAGCTGTCGGTGTGGTTAGAGAAGATTTTGGTGGATCATCAACTATTGACCCTGTATCTAGTAAAGTTCTAAAATACAGAGAAGAATCAGCTCAAAAACAGGAGAAAGCTGCTTTAGACGAACTGAAAGCTGCTACCGAAGCTCAAGACGCTGCAAAAAAACAATTAGAAGAAGCTAAAAAAAGAAAACAAAACCTTGGAAAATCTTCAACTCAAACCGAAAGACAAACAGCAAAAGATGCAGTAAAAGCAGCGGAGACACAACTAGGAGAAACACAATCAAGAAAATCGCAAGCTACAAACAAGGTAGCAGAGGCTAGACAAAAAGCAGTAGATGTAGAGGAGGCAAAAAAAGCAGCGACAGTATCGACTAATACTCCTGACGCCAATAAAGAAAAAGCAAAATCAGATTTGCAAAAAACTGCCGATCAAGAAGTTGCCGATGCTATGGAACAAGTTCGTAAAAATGTTACTCAAAAATATCAAGATATATTACAAACAGAAGTCGATAATATTAGAGCTTTCTATGCTACGAGAATAGCTGCTGCTGGTAAAAATTCTAAAGAAGAAGCCAATTTAATACAACAACAAAGATCTGCTATAGCAGATACCAAAGCCAGTATAGAAGCGGCTCAAACCGGTGAAATAAAAACAGAACAAGCGAAAGTCCCTGAACAAATAGCAACTTCAAAAAGACAACAGGTAGAACAACTAAGGGAAACTAAAGCTAGAGCAGCAGACCCGTTCTATGACGCTAAAAAAGCAGCAGATGCTTCAGCAACAGGAATGTCTGGAATGCCAAAAGTAAACGAACAAATTAGACAAGAACAACAACAATTTTTTGCTTATAAAGCAGAAAAAGCTGGAAAAACAGTTGGTGGCTTTAGACAAGATTTAACCAAACAAATAGGAACTCAGGCATACGCTATCGGACAAGAAAGACAATTTGCAAAAACAGAAGCGCAAACAACATTTGCTGGTAGAGCAAGAGAGCTTCAGGGTGTTGATGTGGCCAAAGCCACAGCAGAAGGAGCAACTGGAGAAGAAGCATCTAAGGTTCAAAACATTATAGAAGAATTTGCAGCCAGTTTGCGTAAAGTGGATCCTAACCTAGGCTTGGGTGAAGCTAGAAAAGCAGCAACAAAATTGGCAGAAGGATTGGCAAAAGGAGATCAGTCAGTTAAACAAATCATAGAAGCTAATAGCGAACTTCAAGCAGTATTTAATAAAACATTTACCGAAACTCAAAATTTAGACGAAGCTTTTAAAAGAGTGGCAGAGGCAGCAGGATTAAGCGAACAATCTTTAAGAGCAGAAATTTCTCCACAAAAAATTAAAGAACAACAATTTATATCTAGTAAAGAAGGTCAAAGATTTGGCGGATTAGCAGAATTTGCTCCTGGATTAACAGAAAAATTTTCTAAAACTCGTATCGGCAAAGGTCTTGGAGCTGGAGCTGATTTTATTAGTGGTAAGGGTGGCAAGTTAAGTAGAGCTTTTGCTGGTGCTGGAGGATTTACTGGCATTGGTGCTGGAGTAGCAACAGGTGCGGAAGCTCTTAAACAATTTCTACCAAAGAGCGTAACAAGTGACCCAAATACTGCTGGGGCATTAGGGGCTCTAGGAGGCGCTGGTAGCGGAGCGGCGATAGGAGCCCAATTGGGTAGCTTTGCTGGGCCGATAGGAACACTTATTGGTGGTGTTGGAGGAGCAATTATCGGAGGTATTCAAGGATTCTTTAGTGGTAAAAATCAAGCCATACTTACCAACGCTCTAGAGAATATTGCTAAAACTACTGGAGACTTAGATCAAGCATTTAAAAAACTGGAATCAGAAGCTAGTGCTGTTAATCTTGAAAATGCTCAAAAAGCTTTTGGAGATGTTTTAGCAGCCGGTCAACCTATAGAAGATTTAGCGTTCAGTAAAACTGGAGTTGAAAGTATAGGATCAACTTTTACTGGAGGCGTAGACAAGGTATCCACTGGTTTTGCCGAAGGAGATATTAGTAAGATAGTATTAGGAGGACTACAAACAGCTTTTGGCGCTACTGGAGGAGGTTTATTGGTTGACTATTTTAGTGCTCCTAGTGAAGCACAAAGAACAGAAGCTATAGGATCTATGGTTGGAGGAGCCGGTCAAAGAAATGAATCTGCTGCTAGGCTCGCCGAATCTGGATTAAAATTCAAATCCACAGAAGAAGTAGGTAAAATATTTGATAATATTAAAACTGGTACGGGCGAATTGAACCCCATAACAGAACAATATATTCAAGGAGCATTAAAAGCAGCAGAAGCTGCTAATGGAACAAAACAACTAACAGCAGAACAAACAAAAAGCATTACTGTTCAGGCCAAAGAACGAGCAGCTTTAGATGCTTATATGAAAAAGCGTAAAGAATCTGGCGCCACAGATGAGCAGATAGCTAAAGAAATTTCTAGCAACAGAGGAGCAGCACAAAAAGAAGGTGAAGAGGCACTAAAAACACAAGGAGAATTAGCAGCTAAACAAGATTTATTAGCTAAAGCCACAAAACAAGTTGCTATAGCTACAGAAAGCTTATTAGATGTTTATAGAAGAATAGGCGCTGAAGCTCAAAGATATAGCGATGAATTGGACCAGTTTAGTTCTGACGTAAATGCTCTTGTCTCTGGTTTGGGTGGAGATACTAGTACTAGAGAGGTCAATAGAACAAATGAACAAGTATTAGGCAACGTTTCAGCTTATTCAACCGAAGAAGTAAGAGCAGCAGCAAACGCAACAGCAGGATTTTTAGGAGGTACTCCAGAAGCACAAAATCTTGCTAATCAAGCAGTAGGACAAAAACTTGTTCAAGATCAAATTCCAGCTTTGCTTAGAACAGCAGGAAAAGATACAGACGCTCAAGATAACGCACTAGAGGCTGTTAAAAACTTACTAAGTAGTCAAGGATTAGAAGGTTCAGCTATAGATACCATATTGGGAGATCTCAAAAATGAATTGGCTAAAGGACAAGGTTTATCAGAAGCTGAACTACAAGACACGGTAACAAAATCATTTTCCACAGTTGGTAAAGGTTTGGAACAGCTACAAAATGTTACTAAAAAATACAATGATACGCTACAACAAGCTAGAAAATTCCAAGCAGATTATAATAAAGCTATCTTAGAAAGTGGATCATATCTCAGGAAGGCTGATCAAGTTAGATTAAATGCAGAATTAGATCTTGCTAAAGCTCTTGGTAGAAGTCCTAGCTTAGAAGAACTAAATAAACCATTTGATGCGGAAATATCTAGTCTAACTGGTGGATTAGTACAGTCTGGAGACCTTGCTGCTGGAGCATCATCTGATCCCACAGCTATTGCCGCAGCAATTACATCAGCAGAAAAAAGAAAACAAGCAATAGAAAAAGCTAGCCCAGAATTAACCGCAGCAGGAGCTAATATTCCTGCTGGTCCAGCAGGAGATCCATTAAGACAACAGCTTAATCAAGCTCAATTAGAAAATATTCAAGCTGTAGGAGAGTTAACGGTAGCATCCGCAGAAGGTCGCCAAGCATTAGAAAAATTGGCTAATGATGGCACTAAGGCCGCGAATGCTTTAGGCAAAATTCAGGAGCAACAACAAGCAATAGAAGGTTTTGCGGACTTTGCACAAAAGGTATTTACTGCGGAACCTCAAGAATTAGCCAAGATGGAACTTCAAGCGGTAGCCCTTAATGCTGCTCAAGTATCTGGTCCAGAATTTTTTGAGAGTAGACAAAATAGACAAAATGCTTTTGCTGGATTAGAACAAGAGCGTGGATTTATGACTAAAGATGAGTATAATCAAACACGAGCCTCATTGATTAGAAAAAGTTTTGAATCTCAAATCAATCCAGCTACTGGCCAAGCGTTTAAAGGAACAGATGTTGTTAAAAATATTGCTGGCAAAGATATAACATTAGATGAATTAACTAAAAGATTAGAAGGAGGCATTGACGAAACCGATCCTAATGTTATTGCCTATAGAGAAGCAACAGAAATACAAGCTCAAGCAAACATTGAATTAGGAAAAATATATCAGACACAATCAGAAATTTTAGCAGCAGCTATGATGGATTTAGGGAAAAAACTAACAGAAGATTTTCCAAATATTGTGGCGAATGCCGCAGCCAACGCACAGACGGATGCTCAAACAAAACCAGAAGTTAAACCGGAGAAAAAACCACCAGAACCGTCGTATGCTGAAACAAGAGTATCAGAAGGACAAGCACAAATAGATCAAGGTCAAACACTATTAAATGAAGCAAAGAAAGATAGAGATAAGTTAGGATACTTCTCTAGCTCAGAAGAAGTTAGAGCTGTTAATACTAAAGAAAGAAAAGCTAAACAAATGATAGCTGGAGGAAAAGAAACTGTTAGTCAGTTTGGCCCATTAGCAGCAAAAGATAAAGCGGTTAGAGAAATGGAAACCTCACTAGAGGCTCAAAGAGCATATTGGGCAAAAGCAGAAGAAAAAACTAAACAAACAGAAGCAAACAAAGTTAAAGCACAAGATGCTATTGATCGCGCTGTACAAACCAGAGAGGGTGGTAGGCCAGTAGCTACTGATGGTAGTGGTAGAGTAGCCGCTGGTACTGTTGCTAAGCCATCAGCACAGGTAGTTATTCCATCACAAACAAAAGTAGAAGTGGCCGGTGTTCCAAAAGCACCCATACAAGCTCCTCCAGCCCCGGGTACTGAACAACCGGTCAAAGATAAAGCTACTAGACAAAAAGAAGAAGCAAAAAAAGCTGCTGCCGCAGAAATTAAAAATTTAGAACCCCTAATAGCAGATAGACAAAAAGAAATTGCTAAGAGAGAAAATAAATTAAAAGCAGCCAGAATTGCTGCTATGGGAGCTGGAACTTTAAAAGACAAGAGTGGACAAGTTGTTAACCCAAATGTTTTAGGAGCACAAAGTAGCTTAGATGCTTCTAAGGAGGCTTTAGTTGTTCAACAAGCAGAACTAGCAAAACAAAAACAAATATTAGCCGAACAAAGTAAAACAGCAGAAGAAAAACAAGGTCAAGTAACTAGTCAACCTTCTCCTCTAGATGCTGCTCAGGTATCTGGTCCAGTAGCAGAAGGAAAAACCGACACAGAAGTTAAATCGGCCACAGAAGGAGTTCAAACATCAGTAGCCCAATTACAAAGTCCTCTAGATCTAGTTGCTCAAATGGCAACAGCAGCACTACAAAGCGGAAGCATATATACTCATGATGTTGGATTACAAGAAAGACTAGATGTTCTATTAGAATCTATGAATACCCTTGGCTCTCTTGCTAGCGGAGAACCAGGATTAGCTGTTAGTGATGCTAAAGTTTTAGAGGCATTGAACAACCTACAAGCTCCGTTCGCCGCATTAGAACAAATGGCTATCGCCTCATTATCCGAGGGTATAAATACCAAAGATGCAACACTAGCAGCTATTGCTTCAGTATTTACTCCAGCAATAAATCAAGTATCCGCAGGAGTATCCGCACTATTAGCGCCAATTAATGCTATTTCTCCTGTGATAGCCACAGCATTAGACGTTATAGCAACCCCTATCAAAGCAATAGCGGGAGCTTTTGGAGTTGAAATGAGTACAGGCCAAGCCTTACAAACAGCTATGGGTCCTGCGGGAGCTTTGGGTAGCTATGTTGCGGGTAATGCGGTCGGCGCTATCCAAAACATGGCTACTCCTCAACCTCAAGTAAGTGATAAGCCTATTACTCCAAACAGATTGGAACTAGCTAATGCTAATGCGGCTAATCGAGTAGTATCCGCTCCTGTTCCGGTTACTATGCCTCCTCAAGCGTCATTTATAAACCAACAAACCACAACACAACAAATACCATCAACAACACCAACAGAAGGTCAATTACTTACTATAGATCCAACTAGTATTGAAAAATTAAATACATTTAATACTAATTTTGCTAGTTATGTGGATAAATTAGTAACATTTGAATTTCCAACAATCCCTGATGTTATAGAAATGAGGGGTAATCACGTTGTTGATGTGAGAATTAGTGGAGCCGCAGCATTTGAAGGCTTAAAGAAAGATTTTGAGACTATGATGCAATCAGAAATTAAGAAGGCAATGGGCAAGATTTGGGATAAAACAGGTGGAGCTATGGGCGCTTCCCCGAACTCATAGGATAAATAATTATGCCAGGATATAATGCAACAACAGAAGTTTATTATTGCAAACAAAGTGAAACACCCGGCTCGTCGCACAGATTAGCCCCCGCCCCAACTATCACAATTAGTCCAGAAATTTATTATACTAATGATAGTATTGTTGGTTATACATACAGCGTTACATTAAATGGCTACGCTAATGCTTTACGTAAAGAAGTTGACTCTGGATCGGTCTTATATGGATTGAATCACACCGTTCAACATATGGGTGATATAAGAGAAATTTTTAATACTAACGGAGGCAATTTATATATAAAACAAAGTGGAAATAATGTTATAGTGGCCAAAGGATGTACTATAAAAAGCATAAATTTTAATCAATCAGAAAATCGATGGGTTAATTATGCTCCATTTACTATAGAACTAGAATTTAATGAAATAGATTTTATTGGTTGCTCTAACAACGCAGTAATAGGTTGCAATAGTTCGTTTTTTGACGCTTCTGCCCTATCATCAAATCTGATAGATATCAATAAATATAAAATTAAAACGTTTAATGATAAATGGTCTTTCACTATTGACAATCAAATATATGAGCATTATAATGGAACTCATAATAATATATTCAGAGTCTCATATAATCTATCGGCTACTGGTAAAAATTATTATGTTAATGATAATCTAGTACCAGCATGGCAACAAGCAAAAATGTTTGTGCAAGATAAACTTTACGATCAGGTTAAAGCCTTGATTAATGGAGTATTACAAATACTACCAAGCAACCAAGACGGATGTTCCCCAGTAGAGCCTCTCACTGACCTGCATCAAGTTGATACCGCTTCACCAAGAACAGATGGATTATTTACTGGTGGAAATACTTTAAGAGATGGAACCGCTAATTATGATGTATATAATGAAACAGTTAATTGTTCTACATCAGAAGCAGACGGTACTTTTTCTATAACATATAATGCTACTCTTAAAAAAAACAATCCCGAAGTAAATCCAGCAGAAAATGCCGCTTTACACACATATACTCATAATATTTCTACAGACAACAAATCTAAAAATGTTACTATGAATATACAAGGCACTATTCAAGGATTAGTTAGGGGCGGTTTTATATATTATAATAACGATTTTGATTTGCCAAAAAATGGTTTATTTATTTCTACAATAGATAGTGCAGAAACTAAATATGCTAACGCATTAGCCTATTATAAAGCCAAAGTGGGACAAGATACAGATCTATTAGAAGATTTTAAGTCTGAATTAAATATTACTAAAGCAGAACTATTAGTTAATACAGCATGTCAAGGAGAAGAAGAGGATGATAGTTCTCCTAAGCCATCCTCTTTTACTCTGGATCATGGATATGCTGGTACTGTTGGATATACCGCAGCATATGATACTCAAACAGCATCAACTAATGGCAATAAAAAAGGATATTCTAATATTTCAATTGTAAGAAATGATCCAGTAGAAATTATTCAAGAGTTCGTTATTCCCGGCAGGGCTGGTGGTCCAATTATACAAAAACTAGGTATGAAAACATCTCGTACTGTTTCTATAAATATAGACGGAGCTTCTTCAGAAAATAAAGAATGTATCACTTCATTTAGTGAAGATTGTTTTAATGTGTGCGATAATTTACCTAAATTTTACATAAAAGATTTTGATCAACTAATACAAGAAAATGAGGGTTGGGTAAAAACTAAAGAAGACTATACATCCAATAAGCTAGATGGATCATATAGTATATCATTAGAATATACTTGCAAAGGATAAAATATGAACACATATAAACCAGATATTAAAATATATTACGGTTCGATATCTGATGAAAACAGACTAATTCCAGCACCAGATATTACCATTTCTACAGAATATACTTATAGTAACGATACTATTATAGGATATTCTTATATATTTAATTTAACTGGATCAGCTACAGCATTAGATTTAAGAAATCTTGATTACGGAGATGAATACACAGATCCAACAAACTATAATCTTGGAGCAGTTGTTGATCATATCAATAAATTAAGAAAGATACTTAGCAATAATGGAAATGTTTTACGCATAGTAAATGGAGAAACAGATGCTACTATTTTAGAAGCTCGTGGGGGCATTTTAAGATCCTTTAGTTTTGATGAATCTAATAACAACTGGACACACTTTGCTACTTATTCAGCATCTCTAGAGTTTACAGAAGTAGACTTTATGTCATCTACAGAATCGTGTGGTAGCGTATTCTTAGATCCTACTTCTTTTCCTGACGGTCAACCAGGCATAGTAGATATTAATAGTTTCAAAATCAAAAACTTTAGCGACAGTTGGAGTTTTACTTTTGGAGAAAATGAATCTTATGACAGAATTGAAACAATTGATTCTGGGGGTAATTTAAATTTAAATAACACCACATTTAATATTGAATATTCTATAAATGCCACAGGCAAACACCACTACATATACGACGGAAATAATGCTACATTATTACCAGCCTGGGAACAAGCTAAAAATTTTGTACAATATAGACTATATGAACAAGTAATGAGCTTAATTAGTAACGTTCTTAAGAACCCATACACCCCTTGCACTAGCTCCGATGGATTAAATGATATTCATTTGCCTGGAAGCACTGGTCTTTTATCTTCTTTGGGGGATTCGTCATATAAAATATATAATGAAGAAATTACATGCGATGTGTCTGAATCAGAAGGATCTTTTTCTGCAAGCTATTCTGCTATAGTGAAAAGTACTTTAGGTAATTCAAATTGGGGAGATCCAGCAGCTAAGCACTCTGTTAGTAAATCTATACAAACCACTAGAGATACTAATGGTAAAATTTCTAAAACTATTTCTATAGAAGGAAATATTGAAGGTTTTATAGAAGGAGGATTAATTAGAACTAATAAGGCTATTACACTACCCAATAGCGGAGCCATAACTTTGCTTAATAGTAGTTCTGATGATAAATATAATAATGCTAAAATAGTATTAGATAAAATATATAGTAGCTCAGATTATAATGGAGGATTGGGAGAATGTGGAAAAAGAGATTTAAAATCACAATACAAAAGCATATTGGGTATCGATAATGAAGCCCTGTCTACATCAGATGAAGTCAAACCAGACCCGGTTTGTCCTCCAGAAGATGGTTGTATAATACCAGACCCTCCCCATCCAGCATCTTTTAACTTGACACACGACTATAATAGTGGTACTATATCATATAGTGTAGAATATAATAGCGACAACGCGAGCTGTCAAAGTGGCAACAATGCTAAATTTACTCAAATTAGTATACAAACTAGTAAACCAAATAAAGTAATAGCAACTTTTAATGTGCCTAACAGTGAAAAATGTCCTATTATACAGGAATTGGGAACTTATACGACTAAAACAGTGACTTTGAATATTTCTGGAACAGACCCGTCATGCAAAGGCAAGCCAAAAGCAATAGATTTTAATACATTAATTAGCTGTGGAGCTTGTGAGGATGATGGAGATTTTCCTATTAAACTACCATTGGGCGGAAATTTTATACTAACACAAAAACAATATACTAAAAATCCAGTTGATGGTTCCTTTAGTATAAGTTTGGCTTATATTTGTGATGACGGATGTATTTTACCTAAACTTAATTAAACAATGAGCTTAAAAATATGGCTGATATAATAACATCTCCAATAAAATTTTTAGGAGCCACGGTACTATCTTTCAACACAACCCTAGGCTTAGGATCTGCACAAGAGAGTAGTCTTAATGTTGATTTAGTAGAAGACTGTGATGTTGGAGATGTATTTTTGCCACCCACAGGAGATAATTCCGCGCAAGTTGGCGCTCCTGTATATTTTTCTACTGGTCTTCTTGATGGATCAGGTTTTAGTTTTAATGGATTGTTGACCAATTGGACAGGTACCCAGGGTGGTTCTGGTAGAACATTTAATGTTAAAGTTGTTGATCCTAGACAGTTATTAGAAAACTTTGTTGTTATTATTGATTCTTATCTTGGTCCACCAACAATAGGAGTTAATTATTGTAATGTTTATGCTTCTTATGAAGGAGGAGTATTAGGAGGAAATTGCGACACTTTCGGATCATCTGGATCAACTGAAAAAGGAACTCCGTATACAAAAATTATTAATAAATTAAAACAATTAAATCCAACACTGTGTAGTCCCACAGGATATAATTTTACAATTGATTGGAATTCTTTTCCGGCTGGTACTCCTGAGTATTACAGAATACCCGGACCTAGTATTAGTATACTGCAATTACTACAAGACGTTTGTGGAGTATTAGGATTAGAATTTTATGTATATATGGATGTTGGGGCTGTAATTAAGATTGGAACCATTGATCTTAAAATCCCACCAACATCTTTTGGAAATATTATTGATGAATTTGATGGCACTGCTACAGACTTGTCGTATGGACAAGAACTAAGAAATGAAGTTACCAAAGCAGTATTATTTGGAGAAAAACAACACTATCTAAGTCCTGTACATAAATTTAATTATTATTTTGGAGAAGAGTGGGATGGTAATGATTTTATTCCTGTTATTCCATTCAAATTTGATGAATGTTATGGTTTCTGGATTAGAAAAAGAATCAAGGATCTAAATATTACACTAAATAAACCAATACCAGGAAATGGTCCCTATACTATAAGTGAACAAGATATTAAAGCGGCTATGGCTTCTTATGAGGCTTGGTGGACAAGAGTTACTAATAAAAATATTAAAGGGGGACTTAATAAAGCCGTTGTAAATAATTATAATTTAAATGACGAAGGAGTAAGAAAAGTATTTGAGAGCGTTAAACAAGATCAATCTATAGACGACGCTGTTCGATACAAAGCTCTTACGGATATCTTTAACTGTCCCACAAAAGCTAAAACAATAGCAGATGCATTTCAAGAGGATTTGCAAAATATACATAGTTTTGTTCAGAATTTGGGTAATACTTATTATGGTAAACAGTTTTTTACTCCATTAAATGAAAAAATATGTTACTATAAAGGAGAAAATTTTCAAGAAAAGATTTTTAGTTCTGATCCAACTAATGCTGGAGGATGGGTAAATACTGGCACTCCCGTCTTAGGCTTAAGCGACCCAGACCTAGGAACTTTTAGAGAAACAGATGATAGAATATCTTGTTTTGCAGTTTTTGCAATAAATGATGATGATGTGGGCGAAGAAGACAAAACAGAAACTAGCGGCGAAGATGATTCTCAAGATCCAGAAGAATCAGAATATGGTCCAGAAGGTCCATCTCCAGGAGAATAAAATATTATGGCAGGATTAGCTGGCTGTGGAAAATTAGATATATCTGAGATGGGGTACGATAATATCGTTACCATTGGAAATAAAGTATGGGTTAAGGCTGATGTAGAAGAAAAAATTTGGATATATCAAGATAAACCTTGTGTTGTTATTAAATTTAATGATGCTTGTATAGCACGAATGTGTACGGATAAAGATCCTATTCCCAGAAATTTATTGGGAGCTGTAGAAAATGCTCAAATATTAGATTGTCAAGATGGTGGAGAAGACGAAGGTAGCGAAAGCGAATCTGGATCATTAGACACCGGCAGAGATAGAAAAGCCAATACCATTAGAGACGGAGTAGTATCAGGCGAGAACAAAGATAAACTAGAACAGGGACGAGGAGCATTAGATATAAGATCTATCAACGCTATGGGATTTCAAGGAACTGCTGTTATACCATCAGCAGCCGTTGTTCCTATGAGAAGCAATGTTAGAACATACGGTCCATATGCTTCTAGTAATTTTGGATCAAGTTGTGGAGGAACTCAGGTTGATGTTAATACAGATTTAGCTCCTTGGGTTTTTGGATCAATAGAATCAATGAATAACGCTGGACAATCTATAGTAGAATCTACATCTATTGGTTTAACTAAAGCAGAAACTGGCGCTATTACTATTCCGGGATTACCAATATCTCAATTTAGTTCTTTGGGAACAGCATTAGGCGCTGGTGGAGCCACACTATCTAGCATGAATTTTAGTTATGGTAGTGGCGGCATAAGCACAAGTTACGAGTTTAGAACATATACTCCAAAATTTGGAGGGTTAAATAGACATCTTATTGATAGAATAAAAGATATATCTAGAAATAGAACCGAACAGTTAAGATTTTTACGTAATCAACAAGTATCATCAAATAATATTACTAGAAAAATACAAAAGTTCAATCAAAAGTTTCCAGCTAAAAAAGATGCGCAAAACCAAGGACCAAACAGAGCAGCATCACTACAAAGAGTATTAGCGTCTGAAATTTATAATTGGCAAAACGATGGACAAAGAACAATTGTAGGAATTGATACTTTAAATAAAAGTGTTGGAGAAATGGTTTATGACTATGATAAAAAAGCTTACATGAGTTTGGATGGATTATTTGGACCAATATCTAAGGATGGGGATGGTGGATTACCACAGTATGCTAGTTTTGAAGCTGGTTGCCATAAAGCTTCTCCAGAAGAGCCAATACCTCCTTTTGCAATTGCTAGCAGTAGTGAAGCGAGTACTTTTGAAAATGGTCTTGATCAACACAATCTCGAAATAACACAACAGTACCTAGATCCTTTAACAAATAATTTTGGTAGTGATGAACATCATCACGATGGACCAGGAAGAGGTCATGTTATCGATCTGGTGGGAAGAGGATCAGAAGTTACTGAAGACGGAGCTATCACAAATTTTTATAAACCAGACGATGCCAATAGATATTCGGAAGATTATAGATTTTTGGGAATGAGAGGCCCCATACTGTTGCACAGTTGGGGGTATGACACTCAAGGCAAACCTATACCAAATGACGCAGATATTGAGGACGATACTAAAAAGGGTGATTTTAAGAGTGAAGAGTTAAAAGATAAATTTTTGACTGATTGGTTGGGTAAACCAGCGACATGGCCTGTTGCTCCTATAGACTTTAGATTCGATAGAAAAAGAGGAGTATGGGTTAGTCCGCCAGGATATAAGGTTGTCGTAGCAGAATTGAAAGAAAAATTAGAACCCTACGAAACAGCAGAGGCACAACTAATAAACAGAGATACAGAACACAATAAGGAATTTGGTCCCAAAATTTTTAATAAGGACGGAGAAGAAGTTACCGCTACAGAAAAAGAAGATAGTGAAGCTATCATCAAAGTAGTAGATAGATTAGGACAAAAATATAGTACGGGTACCAGAGTTTATTGTTATTATGACACTTTTAATTGTGAGTATATAATATTAGAAGCAAAACAAAAACAAAGTGTAAGATTTAGAATTATTGATTTATGCGAAAGTGCTCCTGTACAGCCAGATTATGGAGATATGTGGACTCAATATGCGGGATATGGAGATAAATTTCCTAACAATCACATTTTAGGAATACGAATCAATTGTGAAGGAGATACGATTGATAACAAAGGAGAGCCTATCAATCATAATGACATATTAGATGATGATCCAGAAAAACGCAAAAGTATTTTTATTAATCTTTTTGATACTTGTGGCCAATTTGGTGCTGCTTATGCCGCTTTTGATGTTAATGGTGGAGCTAATGCGTTCAACGAATGGAAGCAAAAGGCAGCAACAGGATTTGGTTTATTGTGTGATCCAGAAGCTGAAAACACCTGTACCTTAGGAGAACAAGGAGTTCAATGTTCTGTTGTAGATCCTCAGTATGAATCTTATGATATAATCTTTTTAGATCATTATTCTAGATTTGTAGAGTGTGAACTTACACAAAAACTTTACTCAAATGTTGGAGACTATCCTGGGGATGAATATAAAACAATGGATCCAGAAGGCAATGCTGCGGCAACAATATTACAATATTATGGAGATCCAGGAAATGGTAGAGAGCCAAAATTCTATAAAAATAATAATGGTGGATTACAAGAGATAGAATTTAGAGTATTTGATCCGTTCAAAGACACAGACGAAGAGAGAAATCCTTTTGCTAGACTAAATTATGGAGATAGGGTTTTAGCTGTTTTTGATGAAAATAGAAAAAAATATATTATATATAACTCACTAAAAGATGCCGTATCAGAAGTTGTAAAGTTTGCTTTGGTACAAGATAAAAATGTAAGTAATTCAGAAGCACAAGCTATCTTAGTGGATGAAAATGGACATCCAGTAAGAAAAGACAGTAAAACTCGTGTGATTGATCAAAATGATTTTAATCAAAATATTATTTCTGTAAAAGACCCATTTTTAGCCGGTGGTGGTATTCCGGGTGAATTGACTGCTTTTGGTCCAGCATTAGGTTCGGCAAATTTAAATGAACATATTAATGGCATAGTTTTATCGGACGGATACTCTAATCAATACGCAAACATAGGACCCTTTATTGGATATGCATTAAAACACAGCGCCGGGATAGACGCCCAACAGTCAGAAGCCCAAGTTAATAACACTATTTATGAAATTATAACACTAGAGCACTTTGCTAAAATTATTACTGGTAAAGTTGGTACGGTTACTAATAGTTTTAATGGATATTATCTTGGAGGTAGGGCTGGTCACAGACAAGGGGTTATACCTGTTGGAAGAGGTCACGGGAATTTACCAAATAATTTAAATGTAATTATAAGACAAAATTTACAAGATTTTATTGGTAGACATACTTTTATGATCGGCGACAAGGTTGATAATCCCGCTAATGCTGGTAACGTTATAAACGATATTGATGGATGTAGATTCATCGCTTCATTAGATAATGAATTTTCAACTACTACAAATCTAGTATATGACATTATTGAATGCGAAACCTCAGCACTAACCTGTAGTTATCATATTAAAAATCAAGACTATGGTAATAAATTAAACAAGGGTGAGGATGTGGAGTTTAATGATCCACTTTACATAGAGGGACAATTTTTACATGGATTTATGTGGGATTCTGTTAGAAGTAAAAATCATTATGACAAAACACAATTACAGAATGGCGGGGTTGTTGATAACGACCACAAGACTGCTGAAATTATTGTTGGCTGTAGAGGTATGAGTCAGTTAACAGGAATTACTGTTGGTGGAAATTTAATATATACTATAGTTACTAAAAGCGAAATAGCAAATATTGCACAGAGAACTTTGGATGTCAGTAATCCTGGATTATTTGGTTGTCCAGATTTTGATGACTTAGAAGCTAGAAAGATAAGCAGCGAATCAGACACCTTCTGGGATGGTCTTGAACCAAATGCTATCCCCAATGATAAAAAACCGATTATTACCATGCTCGATGGGCAACAGTGGATGACATATGATACATCTTTCATAATTGCGTCGTGGGACGAATACGAAGATGACAATGGAGCAGTTGAAAACTGTGAATATAAAATTATATATGCTCAAGAAGCTCCTGTTATTATGACATGTAAAGCTAAAAGCAAATTTACTCCAAAAGATACTAAGGGTATTAATCTTGAAAATGCTTTGGCTAATATACTTCCATCTTGTCAGGATGCAGACAGAGAGCCAATGGGTACCATATTACAGGGCAATGTTTTTAATCCTATGGGCCACGGAGCAGAAATTGGAGATTTTGTTACAATACAAAGAGTTTTTGTGGGCTCAGATATGTCTGTTATTGAAGCAGGACATCCAAAATGTAATTACAAATATATAGTTATAGGCACAGGTAAGCCACCAGAATAATTTAATAGGAGAAAAATATGGCCGACCCAGCTTCCCAATGTACAAATGTAGAGCAAATTTTTGGCGCACCAGAAGATAATAGAAAATATAGATTTTTTAATCAACCAATAGAGCAAATACCTGGACACCAGAATGATGTTCCACAAATATTGGTTCATAGACCAAACGGAGGCTTACAGTGGGCAACTATAGATCAATGCTTGAATGTCGTAACTTGCATTAGATTAGAAGAGACAGAATTAAAAATCGAACGAAGGTCTATTGTTGTATTAAAAGATTTTGAAGCAATCGATGATTGTCCAAATATTGAACTTACTGCTTGTAGCGGCACAGAAGAATAGGCTTGATATATGTCAACTCCAACGCCAACTAGTACGCAAACAAGAACACCAACTAAAACTTCTACTCCAACAATTACTGTTACTCGTACTCCTACTAAAACTAACACACCAACTCGTACAAGCACGAGTTCTCCTACTCCGACCATTACTAAGAGTGTGACCCCTAGCCCAACTCCAACTATTACTCGAACTGTTACCAATAGCGCTACACAAACTCCAACTACTACTCCTACTGTTTCTGTGAGTCAAACAGTATCTCCAACATTAAGTATATCTCAAACTCCTACTCTTACAAGAACTCCTACGCTAACTAGAACACCAACAGTTAGTCCATCTCGTACTCTAACTAAATCTCCTGTAAATTTTGAATCTTGGTTAACTCCTACATTTATTACAAATACGCCAAATCCTACTAATACTCCTACTATATCTAATAGCGCAACTCACACCAGAACCCCTACTCGAACCAGAAGCTCTACGCCTACACCCACTCCGACTATTAGCGCTACTCCATCATTAACTCCTACTAAAACACCATCAAAAACACCCACTAATTCAGCATCATTAACAAGATCAGTTACTCCTGAGCAAACTTCTACCCCATCTTCTACAGTTACTAATACTCCGTCTTTTACATCTACTAATACCAGAACTCCTTCTAAAACCCCCACAAACACTCTAACCATTACCCCAACAATAAGTGTTAGTAGAACTCCTTCATTAACTCCGGTAGAATCGCCAACTCCCACCAGAACATTAACAGCAACGCCTACTCCAACCAGAACATCCACCACAACTATTAGCAATACACCTTCGTCAACCGTAACCTCTACACCAACCAGAACCTCCACAATATCAGTAACTCCATCATTAACAGTAACCTCAACAATATCAAATACTCCTACTCAGACCAATACCCCCACCAGAACACCTTCTGCTACTCCTACTCAAACTAGAACACCAACCAGAACCTCCACACAAACTAGAACACCAACCAGAACATCTACTATTAGTTTAACTCCTAGTATTAGCGAAACACCTACTCCAACACCAACCAGTACTTTAACGCCCACAATTAGCGAAACCCCAACACTAACTCCGACCATTAGCGTTACTCCAACACTAACTCCGACCATTAGCGTTACTCCATCATCGTCTTCTACCTTAACGATGCTATACTTCAATGACAATACTGGACCAAGCCCATCTTACGATCAAGATTGGAACAATATTAATAATTGGTGGCAAGATAGTTCTTCTACAACTCAAGCTGTAGCACTACCAACCAGCTCTAATAATGTTACTTTAAATAGTAATATTTTTTATAATTCTGGTAGTACTCCAACAGTAGGTAATATGTATGTTAGCCCATTTATTAATGTTGGTATCACTATAAATATTAGTGGAACAGCTGTTTTTGATGCAAACTCTGTTTTGAGTTATGGTTCAATAACTGGTAATGCTATATTTAAAAGCGGAGCCTATAATAATTTTGGATCTATTACCGGAAATGTATCTTTTTACAATACTTCTGGTAATGCTGGATCTATTTATGGAAATGCATTCTTTTATGATATCTCATATAATAGTGAAGAAGTAAATGGAGATGCAACATTTAATGACAATAGTAGCAATACCGGTTTAGTTACTGGTACAACATACTGTTATTCACCTAACTGCTAGACTTAATTTTACAGCACCATGCGGCTTGTTGAGTTAACGTTTCTTTAAATGATTTGAAATTGTTGTCTACAATAGCTTGATAAATATCGCTATCTTGTATCTCCATCCAATCCCAAATTTTACCCCTTATATGGTGTTGAAAGTAATCGTTATTTGGAGCATAGTCATGGGCCATAATGATATCATTACTTTTTAATAATGGAGCTATCAAATTAAATTCACACCTTTTACACCCACCATCACACAGCACTAGCGAACAACCTTCTTGTTGAATAAAGTTTAATATTTCATTTTTTTTAGATTCGTTCTTGAAATCGCTGTAGTCGCCATTAAATAAATTATCTGTAATAACTTCTACTTTCCTATTTGTTACTAGAGGTCTTAAAAACTCTTGATTATTAATATCATAGGTTTTAATAGTGCTATTATGTAGATTGTATGAATCTAAAATATCTCTTAGCATTAGAGTTAGACCTCCGTGAAATGTGCCAATTTCTAGAATGCGAGATGGTCTAATTTCATTAAGTAATTCTTTAAACACGTATTCTGCTTCTTTGTTTTGTGACATAAACAAATAGCCATAAGCATATCCTCCATCAACCATATAACTTCTCCATATTAATTTGAGACAATAAATATTGTACATTATTTTCTAGAGTACAATTTTTAAGAAACCAATTTCTAGCATTTTTACTTATAAATTGCAAATAATCATAATTATTTTTTACACGACTCCAACAATCCTCCAAATTATATGCAAAATCTTTATAAGATAAGTAGCTAGGATTGCCATCCCAATACTTACAATCATTATAGCAGCTTATATAATGATAATTAGCTATTAATGGGTCAGGATACTCTATATTAAGATACGGACGTATAACAGGAACTCCAACGCTAAAACACTCTATATCCCTGTTACAAACTTCTGTGCCTCCCGGCAGACTTAACGCACATCTATATAAACACAAATCTACTAGATAGTTATCATAAGATAAATTATTATTTTCTCTATTTTTATCAATTACTAGTATAGATTGGTCTTTTATGTGTTTAACCATGTTTTTTCTAAAATCCCACATATAGCCTCTAAAATATAAAGATGGTTGTGTTTTTAGAATCTGATAATTATTATAGATATTTTTTATGTGTTGTAGATTATTTTTTTCATATGGGCCATAAAAAAAACTACGATAAATTTCATTAATATTTATAGGACAATCAATATCTTTGTTATCTTTTTCGTAATTTCTAAAATTAAAATAATCTAAATAATTAAAACCACCAGGATAAAAAAATTGTACCATATTTGATGGATTCCAACCAAGATGCTTCATAAAATGATATTTCCAATTATCAAAAAACGATATAAGAATATACTTTTTATTGCTTGGATTTATGATAGAAAAATTCATGCAGCTATATATACTGCCATATCCATTGTGTTCATAAGATGCATCATTAGATACATCAAAATGGTGATCAGGAAATTTTTCTACAAGTTTTTGAAAAAACAGATCAAAAAAACTAGTGACATAATAATTTCTTAAGTCTCTAAATAAATGTCTAATAATTATTTGCATATATTTCCCGTAATAGCATCTTGCCAACCCTTACTTTCACTATGGGGCCATACTATCCAGCTAGATGGGATTTTTAAAGTTTCAAAAGATCGCCAAACTTTACAATATCCATCAGGATCTTTTTTCATACGACATATTTCTTCAACATCAGCGTCTTGTCTAAACATATCATTTCCGTGATCATCTTTAAATGCAACTGCCCAAAAATCATAGTCATTTTCTGGAACTTGATCATAGCCTATATCTATACAATGTTTAAATATATGCAATAAACTCTTTTCAAAATCATCATCAGATATATTTATATTGTCCAATTTTGGTGGTTTATGATCTAGTACATCTTGTGTGATTGATCTTGTACTAAATCTCATACCAGCATACTTCTCATAATCTCTTAAACTCCTTACATTGCCAAATCCATATTTACCAAAATCAATATCGTTTATTTCTCCATCCATATTAAATAGTTTTCTATTTCTAGAATGGCAAACAGAATTTCTATCTGACCATTTTTTATCATCGTCCCATTGTTTACTTCGTCCTTTACGAGTATATTCATGCCAACATATGACTTTATTAGGATAAAATATATCATATCCATGAGTAAAAGCTCGTACAGCAACATTAATTTCTTCACCATGAAAATAATAATTGGGATCATGTTGTACTTCTTTGGCAAATACTCCTAGACTAAATGCAAAATGGGCACTATAAAATCGCCCCATTAAAGGCTCATTAATATTATCTATATCCATATTAAATGAAGCTGGTAAAAAAAAGACCGCCCCCTCTGGTATATATCTATCAAAAGTCATTTTCCAAGGTTCTTGAATCCTGGCCTCGGGATCATTATCTGGATCAAAACTGGGTATGTATCCAGTAATTAACGGTTTTTTAAAGTCTTTAGACTGCAAATCTTTTATCATATTTATAAGTATAGCGTCCCAATCTTGCACAAATCTATGATGACTATCTAGTTGAAGAGTATATTCTTCATTAGCGTACAAGGACTGAACAAGATTTCTTGCCCAACACACACCCTTGCTATCTCTGTAGTCTATATCTAGAATTTTAAATCTACTATCATTAATATATGGGTCTAAATTATCCCAAATATCATTATCACAGTGCTGCCAAGCTATAGAGAATCTTAAATTTGATGGATATTTAGCTTTATTTATACAATCTGCTAGCGTGGGTAATAACTGAGGGTCTCTATAGGAAGCAATTTGAATAAAAATAGTATCAATTTTCTCTTCTGTCTGTTGCATGATAGTGATGTACTCTGTTGTGTGTTATGGGACTAGCTAAAAGAATGGCGGGTTTTACTATTTGTTGTTTAGTTAATGTGTAAATATGGCTCATCCAGGTTTGTTCAAACGGGTGGTTCCATTTAGTGTCTATAAAACATTTTTGATTACCAATTTTACTTATAATATGAGGCCAATTAGAATAGTAAATCTCACCCTCGGCATATGGAATACCGTCTAAATTTTTTATATAATTAAATTTGGTTAATGGTTTATGGGATATGTCTCCAAAATATTCTAGTTTTTGAGCAGAAGGCACATTGTGCCAACTCCACTGGTCCCCATTGTTTCCATAAAATTCGCTGAAACTAAACTTTAAAAAATCGTAATTCTCCTTGGTCATTATCTTTAATAGTGTACCATAAAGGTTTTTTACATATTTAGCAAAACCAAAACTACACAATCCATCATAATCTAACAACATATCATCTTCAAAGAAAAACATAAAATCAGAATCAGAATCTTTAAAGTGTTCTGCTGCTAATTGCCTACCGCCGCAAATGCCTAGATTGCCACGCCTAACTTCTGTAAAGCCGTAATCTTTTACAATTTTTTCATAAGCCTCAAAAGTGGAGGAATCTGTAGAGTTATTGATTAGGATCTTATCTGTTTTATCTATAAAATTTTTATCATATTTTTTAAATGAAGATAGTACCATCTCTACTTGTTCTGGACTATTGAATGTTACTAAATACAAACTAGTAGAGTTTTTTTTACTAAATTTATGATTGGATTTTTGTAGTTGTTCAAAAAAATAATAAATTAAACCATTATCTTCTATCATTTCATGATGATATGTAGACGGATCAAGATACGTCATTAGTGTAAATATACTCTCTTCTGTACCCATATATCCATCACTTAACGTATCCTGTAATAACGAGTAGTATAGCTGATTAGCATTTGATATACTATCTTTGTGTCCCCCAAAAAACCCTCCACGGGCAACTCTATTTACAACATTATTTTTAGCATATTTTTTCATACCTTCTATACAAAATCCATGAATTTCACTAGATGTTTCGTATGGAAAAGCAATGAATAAAAAGTTATCACTTAATTTAATTAGATTATCAATCACGGTTGGATTGTTAAAATAACCCAAACTCATAGTGTTGGTTAACCCGCCATCTATCCAATAAAAATATTCGCTATTAAATGGGTCATAGCATTTAGCGTTGTGTAGCAAAAACATTTTGCTCATCACCATTGGATTATAATACTCTAATGATCCTTGAGTACTATCTTTTAACCATCCAGCTTGATTATACCATTTAGGATCTTTTCTTATATTTTGAACTTGGTCAAAAAATGGAAAAAAACTTCCCGAGAAGTCATTTTTGGTATGATGGTATACTTTTGTATTTTTACGATCTCTATATTCCCATATCATATCCTCAAGACTAGGATCTATAAAGACAATCAAATTGTAAGAGTGTAAATCTTTTAGTAGTTGTATAAAGTGGTTTTTATAGTGATCAAAACTTCTTTGCCATCCTGGCTTTGATTGATCGCGATTTAGATCCCAGATACCTGTTACTAGACTTATTTTATTAGCATGAGATATTGCCATATAAATCATGATCCCTTTGGGTAGTCCAGTTGAGTTTAGCCTCTACAGTAAAAGTGGCGCTTTCTGTTCCTCTTAAACAAATTACGATAGTATCTCCAGCAGAACTTTCTGGAACAGGACCTTGTTCTGGGTCTAAACCTATACTATCATAAATAACATTATCTCCGTTATTTAATGTTTTTCTAGTATTTGTACCAAGATTTTCTACTAAAATTCTACCATCAGTACAATTTATTGTAACTTTTTCTTCTGTTATATCAGCCGGTTGATCACCATTGCAATTACTAAAAATATTTCTCCAAAATCTCAATTTAACTCTACATAAATCCGGTTTTAATAGTTGTATTGTGCCAGTAATAATTTCTGGCGGTTCAAAGGTAAAATTACAGACGGGATAAGCATCTCCATTAAGCGATAAAAAATTACCATTAAGGGCGCCATAATATACTGTTTCAGACTCTATATTACAAGCATCACAATCGCACCCACAACAGCAGTTCTCATTAGCTGCTAATTTTCCATCAACAACCAATAATTTACCGTTGTATGTAAAAAGAGGACTCATTACTTATCCTTACTCCACTTATGCCAACCCTTATTTTGTAAATAATTTCCCTCATCATCTTTGCGCTTTGGAAATAGTGTGCCACCCTTTTTGTGTTGACCAAAAGCTAATATGGCACCACAATCAGCACACCTAAGTTCATAAAAATCGTTTCCTTCTACTGTTCTCACCACAAACCTAAGATTAGTACTACCACACAAAGCACACTTTTCTTCACTAAAGATTTCTTGAATTAGCGCTAGTTCTTTGAAAATTTCTTTTTGACCACTAGCCTCTAGTTCAAATTCTAATTTATCACCAATCTTATATTTAACTTTCATAACTCACCTATTTCCAGTTGCTTTCATATCCCAATATATCTTCGGATACATTGTTTTGCTGCTGGTATTGTGTTAGTTTTGTAACTATATCCACAGCATCAGAATATGATATATTATAAATATTAGTCGATGATAATGCAAGTTTCTCCAATAATTTACTCATATTAACATCTAATCTTTTAGCTAAAACATCCATAAAATTTAACTGGTTATTAGTTATTTTTGTTACAGTATCATGATCAGGATGATCCTCAATATCTTTGGCCAATTCTTCAGCGGCCACAACTTTTCGTAGTTTTAAAGCTCTTCTTAAAGCTCGTCCTTCTGCTCTTGTTTCCGCTACAGCCACTGGGTGGTTTCTATAGATCTTGTCACAGTTGCCCCAGTAAACGTCAGCAGACCCACTCACTACCCTGTTTTTTAAATCTTGACTGTTGGTATCATAGTTTTTTAAAACATACCTAAGAGTATGAGTTACTGTGGCTCTTTTTTCATTACTAATGTCCGGAGTTTGAATAACATTGCTAGTAGCTTCCACAACCACACAATCTAAAGCGTTCTCAAATATTCGTCTTAAACCATCAGTAGTAGGATTTCCCATTATTTTTTCATCATCAGAAAGTAAGCTTAAAACATAATCTGTCCATTCAATATCGTTTGGGGTAGGTTGTTTAGTTTCAGCTTGTTCTAATGAGCTATCAGTTTCAATAGTTTCTTTTTTGGGTCTTGGCATAAAGTTTTCAATCTCCTATATGAATTACTTTGGAATTATTATTTGATATATTTTTAATAGTAGAATCTAGTTCTTCAAAAATTAACAATGCTCTACTTTTTGAAAAATCCTTACTTTGTTTGATTCGGATCAAGTATAAGCCTTTGCCTAAAATTAGTCCGGTTTTTTTATCATCATACTTTTTATTTCTTTTTAAACTATCATCCCCCCACACCGGCTCAAAATGACTAGGGCCATCAACCTCTATAGCTATATTATGTTTGGGTAGAAAAAGGTCAATCTGCAACTTAGTATTTAGTATGCTTTGTTCTTTGTGAAAATCCACATTATACCCATTTGCTAATAATTTTTGGAATAAAAAGTTTTCTAATTTAGACCCCTTCTTACTAGCCTCTCTAACTGCTATATTAGCTTCTCTTAGGATAAATTCTTTTTCTTCTTCCGTTTTATTATCCCAATTTAATTTGGCTTTTTCTTTTCTTTGTTTGAGTTCTTTTTCAGATAAATTTTCCCAAGATTTTAGCACACTGTGTCCTATTTTATTCTTAGTTTTTTCTGATCTTTCTTTGCCTTTGGTTGGATGTTGAATTTTACCACTACTTAAAGCATTTTTCTGTGCTTCGCTCTTATCTCTAATTTTGATATTATATTTGATAGCATCACGACGCACTTGATTAGCATATGTCCCAAGTTCTTGAGCGATATGTCCAAAACTTTTTTTATTAATTTCATATTCTTTGATTAGCAAGTCTTTTTTTTGTTTATCCGACAACTGTTTATACGCAATCATTTTTAAATACCTCTATAGCAGATTGTTTAATATCAATAAGTGTTACGTTTTTCAAACGACTTTTACATATATTATTATCTAATAACTCATTAATAGAAGCGCATAAATATATTTTATTTGCTAATATATCTTCTTTTTCTAAAAATGTAGCTGCGCTCATAAATATAACATCTCCTTTAAAAAACTTTAAATATAAAGATGGAATTACAGCATATGTTGATTTAATTAGACTATTCTCGTCAGAGATGACAACAAAATCCTCGTAACTATTTTTAAAGTAATTATAAAGAATGTCTAAATAGTGGTCGCCCGACAAGTCATTATCTAAATATACTGCAAGTGTTTTAGGCAACATAGTTCACTTTTTCTATTTTTAGTGGCTGAAATGAAACATTATTATCTATCATCTTATTTATAATTTCAAATATGAACATATTTTTTATTGGTTGATCAAGTATATCTTTTAATTTGCCTATATCTTTATTAGCGATAAAATACATTTCTTCTATTTTATTATCTAAATCATAAAAAATGTTATGTATTTTTTTATTGTTTATAACACATCCTAAACTACTGGTACTTTTTTTGTTTAATACGATTTGAGATACATTGTTTTGACAATCAAAAGTATTCAAAATTTTATAATCTATAATACTGTCTCCAAATAATATCAAAGTTTTTTGTGTAATATACTCTTTTAAAAGTTGTAAACTGTATCCATAATTATATTTATTATAATTTTCATTAATGATAAAATTTATATTTTTTACTATTTCGTCATAATCATCTATAGTAGATAATAACTTTTTATATTCGAATCCACAGACATATACTATATTAGATTTTGGAAACGCCGCCCTTATAGCCCTATACTGTTTAAGAATTAAATATGTATTTTTAACCTTAAACAAGCCGGAGCAACCCTTGGTTTTTTTACCTTTTTGAAATTTATCGCCAAGGATCACAACATTCATATAATTTTATATAGCTCCTCATCATTTAGAATATCTTTGCCTGTCTCTAACGAATGCCTCAAAACTGTAGAACTATATAATACAACATTTTTAGTAGAGTCCCCACAAGCATAGAAGCTACCCAGGCCATTATAAACCAAATCATTTGCATAATTAATTATTTCATTAATTTTTGAAGTATCAGTATTTATGGATAAAATAAACCTACAAGATTTGTTATTTTTAATAATATCATATAATATATGTTCATGCGGCATATCACTATCTAACATAGTTTGTATACGCCAAGGATACGATATGTTTTTTTCTTTAAAAATATTTTCTATAGCTTGATAAGGAAACTCTTTATTATCTGGATATCTTATAAGAATAATTTTTTTTGGTTTAATATCACTATGATCAAGCATTTCACATATATTGTTTAATTGATTTATATCTATAGTTTTAAGACTTATAATCGCAGCATAGTGTGCATGATTTGATTTTCGATATGCTTCTATTTTATCTTCTATCGAAGAGTTAGACATGCCCCTCTTCTCAAACCATTTATTTTCTCTATAGCCAATACATTTTTTATTATTAATGATAAAGAACTCTTTATCATGATCATATGCTTCGAGAACTTCCACACTATTTTGTTTGTAAAGATCTATATATGATAGATAACAGTCAGTTTGTGTATTATCTATGTATTTCGCAAAAACACACTGTTTACATGGGGTATGAATTGAGGATATTTGATTATTCATTGTATAAAATCTTCTTTGGGTATAGCTTGTGGTTCTGATCTCATTTTTTCGCAACTAATTTGATTATTTAAATATGATTCTAAAATATTTATAGCTTGATTTTTATTTATCATTGTCATATTGCCATCTCTTGCTATTATACCATTAGATAAATCTCTAATTAACGATTGTATATTAGCGGTCTTTAAAAGATCACGATTATTCAGAACATGATGACATATATATTCTACAAAATTAGTATTGCTGAGATTTTTAGGCACTTTGATAGACTTATGAGACGGTTGAGGCATAGGTTGTGATGACCAAGATAGCTTCTTAGTGATATCTATGCTATTGAAACATTCCTCCCACACAGAATAAACATTATCCCAAGTATAATACGATATGCATTTTTGTCTAGTTTCTATATTTTTAGCTTTTCTCTGTTCTTCAGTTGTATTAACAAAAAAGTTATACATTATATCCGTTGTAGCATCTATATCAGGATACACTCTGTCTGCATTGGTTTCTAATTCTCTAAACACTCTATTAACTGGTATAGCATATCCATCTAACTTAGATACTATCTCTGTCATGGCACTATAATCAACAGACGCTATAGGAATACCACAAGCTGCCGCTTCAACTTGAGGCATACCAAAGCCCTCACAGATAGCATATTGTACAAATAGATCAAAAAAATTGTAAATCTGATTTAATTGCTTAGTATCTACTCCAACAGAAGAACTAGCAATAGTAGCCGTACCATTGTTACAATGTATACATTTTGCTATTGGTCCTTGAAATTTAGAGGGAAAAAATTCTTTACATTCTCTACAAACATACGTCAAAAAAGTTTTATCAAGTAGTCCATATTCTAGTAAAAGCCCAGGTATATCCCAACCGGCATCTTCTGGATAAGAAGTATGTAGATATAAGTAGCTTTTTTGATATAGTTCTGTTTGAGAAGAGGACTTTAATCTTTCTAAGTATTTTTTATATGCCAGCATTATATCTGGAAATAATTTGCGTTTTTGATTTCTCATTACCAAACCAACAACGCTAAGATCCTCACCCAAGTAATTTATTTTATGCTGCTTTTTATTTTCTAATGGATAAAATTCCTCTGGATTTATCCCAGCATTTGCTATCTTAGGAAATAAATTAATTTGCGAACCACAATGTTCAGACAATACTTTTTTAGCCCAGTCTGTATATGGAATAACAACATCAGCATTGTTATAGGTATATAACCATTCTATTTTAGGAGGAGATGAATCTGTTGCTGGCATTATCACCCAGTGAAAATACTTTTTGAAAGGACTATTTTCTTGATATGCAAACATCCAATAGTCTCTAATATCAAAAACTATATGGGGCTTAAAGTCTGCTACGCACCTATTGAATCTCCATAATCCAAATCTATTAAGCATATTGGATTTGTATTCATTACTTCTTTGATCATTTGAAGTGACGGCATTTGGATAAAATTTCCAAGGAATATTTTTTATTTGAGAATTAGAAATATCACAATAACAGCCAAGTTCCGCTACTTCAAAATTAGGATTTTTGTGTAATCTAGTTAAGATTTCTTTTCCATAAATAGAATAACCTGTATTCAAAAAGCTAGCATCGTTAACAATGAATACTCTTTTTTTCATATTTTAATAGTCCTAAAATGATAAAAGCCCCTATTGCTAGGGGCTCTATCATTAGAAGTTATCAGAACGCCACAGTTTCTGTTTCATTACTGGTTTTAGATTTCTTAGCCTTAACAATTGGAGCAAAATTATTTACTCTAACCTTAAGAGTGCTATGCTTAACCCCGTCCTTTTCCCAACTATCATTCCTTAGACTTCCTTCTATCATGACCAAATCGCCCTTCTTTAAAGACGAGGCCACCGCTTCGGCTCCACTGTCCCAAGCCTCGCACTGAATGAAAGATGTAATCTTATCTTGTGTTCCGTTAGCCTTGGTAAATTCACGAGATGTAGCAACTGTAAAATTAACTACAGAAGTTTGTTTATCTCCAATATTAACGGTTCTTAGCTCAGGATCTCGTGCAAGATTACCTCGTAACATAACAATATTCATATATATAAGCTCCTTAAAAAATAAAAAGTAACCAAACTAACAGTATTATAACATAGCGCGATGCTATGTCAAGTTTTTGCAACATAAGCCTTTTCTACTACAAAGCTGTCTTTGGATCTAGACCTACTACCACAAACAATAATCACATTACCAGAAAATAATATAGACTTATATTTCTTATATATCTCTGGAAAAAATATGATAGAATCAACAGATCCGGTTCCGTCAGACATAGTAACAAAACTCATTTCTTCGCCCGGATTTTGTCCATTTTTAGTTTTTGTTATATTTATGTAATCTATCTCTCCGCCCATAATTAAATTATTGTTATTAATACCATTTTTAAAATCTCTACAAGTGGCATTTGTCATACTGATATCATACATATCCACTTTAGAACACGTTATTGCACAACCTAGATTAGTATCCTCAACATCCGCTATCCATTCCGGACTGTCTTCTAAAGAGTAGGGTGGATTTTGTATCATATTAATAGCATCAGAGATTACTTTTTTTCTGTTTTTATTAATCTTACTGTTTAATAGTAAGTCTTCTAAAGCTTCTTTAACAGTTGCGTATTTGTTAATATTATCTATTATGTAGGATGATTCTTTTTTAGTTAATAAAGAGACAAGCTCTTGTTCAAAAAGCATACAGGTTCTTGTTTTTTTAATAAAGGATGTCGCCCCACTCTCTATTAAAGCTTTAGCGGCAGTAGAGTTTATATTGGATAATATCATAAAAGATATTTTAGGCCAGGACATCTCTGATAGTGGTTGATTTAATGCTTCTACTATTTTCTTTAATTTTACAAAGACCGACGAACCCACGCCCTTTATATCTGTTAAACCAAAATAAATATCATTATTTTTTAAAACAAAAAATTCATTCATAATTCTAAGATCTGGAGTTTTAATACTAACATCCATTTCATTTGCGTTTTGAACCAGGGCTTTAATCTCTTCATGAGGATCTATTTTGTCTTTGGCGAATCTTAGATATGAGGCAAAAAAGATTTTGGGGAAATGAGCCTTGGCGTATGCAGAAAGGTAAGCATTAACGGCATAACTTACGCTATGAGACTTATTAAAAGAGTATCTTTGACTTTTTTCGATCCAACCAAAGATTTGCTCTGCTTCTGATTGATTAACTATTTTTGTATTAGCTACTCCATCTAAAAATTTAGTTTTAATCTTTGCCATTTCTTCTGGTTTCTTTTTGCCGATAGCTTTACGCAACATATCAGCCTCTTGCAAGTTGAACCCAGCAATATTCTTAGCAATTTCCATAGCCTGTTCTTGATATATCATTTCTCCATATGTTGTTTTCAATATGGGTTCTAACGATGGATGAAAATAATCAAGAGATTCCTCACCATTTTTTTTGTCTATATAGTGATTGGTTACGCTTTTACCTCCGCGAATTGCTTCAAGACAACCGGGACGCATAATGCTAATTAAAGCAGAGAGTTGTTCAATATTTTCAGGTTTGAGTTTTTTAGCGATAGATCTTCCTAAGCGTGATTCTAATTGAAATATTCCTTTAGTATTTCCTTCGCTAATTAGATCCCATGTTCTAGAACATTCCAAATTAATATTTTCTATAAATGGATCAAATTGAATGCTTTTTTTAGATTCGTCCAATATATCAAAACAACAACCACAATTATAACTGAATTTTTTCATTTGAATGAGTTTTTAAACTTAACTTTAGAGGCTACATTTCTGTGTAGTTTCATAAATCTAATCATAATATCTGCTGTATCTTTAACATCTTTGATAGCGTCATGGGCGCCATCTTTATCTATACCAAAATATTCTCGTAAATTATCCATACTATAGCTCTTTAGATCAGGATTATGCTCAAACCAATAAAAAACTAAATTCATAACATCTATAATATCTCTAGGATAAAAAATGTCTGATGTATTTTCTTTATTTACATTGTCATATTTCTGGCTTAATCTATCAATAATTTTTAGGTCAAATCTATGAATATTATAACCAGCCGCTATCGGAGCACTAAATTGACTTTTCTTAGAAGATCTTGAATGATATTTATCTAGATAATTCACAAACATATTCCAAGACTGTTGTTGTTTTGGATAGTTTTTCCATTCATTTAGAACGTCTTCTTTAGAACATCCTTTAACCTTACCATGAAAATCTAAAATATCTGTGGTATAAACATAATCATCGTTTTGTTCCAGTACCTCTGGTTTGAAATTAATATTAAATTCTGAATTGGGTATAATTTCTAATTTAATAGGATCTATAATCACAGCAGCAATTTGCACAGGACTACAGGTTTTGGGATCGGAACCGTCGGTTTCAAAATCAAATACGCAAATTTTATTATAATTAATCATCTACCTGTACTTCTGTTAGTGGCTTAATTCCAGTTTTTTGGTTAGCGTCGCTCGCCAAGCAAGCATTGTTAAATCTGCAACAACTAACTCTTTCTTCCTGGATTTTTTTGTATTCTGTATCATTCATTTTAAAATTACTGTCTACAGGAACATCTTTAAACTGTACTGTTTTCATCTTATACTCCTTGTTGTAATAAAAATCTAATCGTCATAATTTTATCTAACATTGCTACACCAAGAATATCAAACTTAATAATTCCAATATTTTCTAAGTCTTGCATTTCCATGCCAGCAATTAGTTGTTTATTTTTACTATCATAAACCATAGGACAAATTTCATTTAATGGCTCAGAACTAATAGCTATTCCTGCTGCGTGTTTAGATTGATTTGATTTTGTTCCCTCCAGCCTAATAGCTTGTTCAAATCTTTTGGCCAGCGGACCCTGCAATTGTCCACTATCATCAATATAGCACCATTCTTTGAGTTTGTCAACATTATTTTCTAATGCCCAGCGGATAATAGAAGATTCCCCGGTTTCCTCTTTCATTTCTTGAAGTTCATCAGCAATTTTAGATTCGTCTGGTATATTTTTGGTAATCTTATTCATTTCATCAAAACTAATATTACCATATACTCTTAATACATCCTTTAAGGCTCCTCTCCCCTTGATGGTATTAAAAGTAATCATTTGTGAAACTTTATCGTGTCCATATTTATTTTTGATGTATTCTATGATAGCTTCTCTTTTATCAATTGGTACGTCTACATCTATATCTGGCATACTAATATGATCAGCAGAATTGCGACCAGCATTATAAAACCTATCAAATAATAGATTATATTTTATTGGATCTATGCTAGTAATACCAATTAAATATGAAACTAAACAACCAGCAGCGCTACCTCTACCTGGTCCTGGCAACCATTCATTTTTTCGTACAAAATTAACAATATCTTGAACTATTAAAAAGTAACTAGATAATCCAGCACCTTGTAATACCTCTAATTCATATTTAATTCTATCAACATATTGTTCTTGCTCTTCTTTTGCTATTATATTTGCTATTTTGTCTTTCCATCCGTCTCTACACAATTGCCTTAAATATTCATCTGGATTTTGATTATTAGGACATTGAAAAGGCGGAAGCTTTGGCTTGCTAAGTATACTATATTCTTCTATAAGATTAGCTACATAATTAGTATTTTCTATTTCTTCAGAGGTATGTAGTTCTCTCATTTCTTCTTGAGATGGTATATGATAATTTTCTGATGTAAAAAAACAAGACAAAGCCACATCTTCATCATTACTAATCTTACGACTAATTTCTGGGAAAGTTGTTTTAAGATTATTGCATAATAATATTCTTTGATCTATAGCATCTTCTTTTCTACAGTAATGTGCGTCTGGAGTGCAAATAATTTTTGTATTAGTCTCTTGACCTATTTTTCTGATAGCATTTGTTAGAATTTCTTGCACCGGCAAATTATCTTTATCTATTAACTGAGCTTCTAAAAATACTTTGTTTTGAAATATTTCTTTTAAATATGACACATGTTGTTTGCCGATGTCTAGCCAATTATCTTTTAGTTCATATCCATTAAGGATCATATCAGATAGTGTGGACCCTAAATGTCCAGTAATAGCTATGAGATTACCACTATTTAAATTAGCTATTGTTTTTAGATCCAACCGAGGCTTATGATAATAATGTTCTGGCTTGTTTGATTCGGATACAATCTTAATTAGATCCTTCCACCCATTATAATTTTGTGCTAAAACTATAAAATGAGATAATGATCTATTTTCTTTTTCTTGTATTTTTGGATCTTGTTCACAAACGTAAAGTTCACAACCTAGTATTGGTTTAATATTAGCCTTTTTCATAGCCATGTAAAACTTTACCGATCCTGCTATATTCCCATGATCGGTCAATGCACAAGTAGTGGCTCCAATTTCTTTACATCTTTCTGCTATTTGTTCAGGCTGACTAAGCCCATCTAATAAAGAAAAATGAGAATGTAGATGCAGAGGAATATACTTTGTCATTCTACGGAACCTGGGCTTTTGTACTTACCAACACTATAACCGTCCACCGTGTAGGTGTCAACTACATTTTTCATGCCGTTCAATTCGGTGTCGTGCTTAATTTGTTCGCACATAGTCATATAAGAGCCCTTTGTACAAACTTGATTATCTCTATATTCTAGTATTGGCAATACGCTTTTATGATTTTCAAAAGTGTTTTTTCCAAAATAACATAATTTGGTACATTTCCAAGTTTTACTTAATTTGGGCTTGATACATTTTTTAATTTGTTCAAATTTTTGACGTATCAAATCTTCAGTAGCTAATAGATCGGATTTATCAAAACACATACTAAAAGCGCCACCATCATTAATAAAATTAATAGACATAATTATGTGATCATATTCTGGATAAAGTTTACTTAAAGCATAATGATAGATTTTTAATTGAGGATCCACATATAGCTTTTCTAATGTTTTTTCTTGTCCCGTAGCCCAGTCTAGTCTTTTGCCAGTTTTCCAGTCTATAACTTCTAACGTAGAATCGTTAACTTTGGTAATAAGATCAATAGTGCCTTTTATGGCCAATTTTCCTTCTATCACACCCTCTTTTGTTTCGTACTTATATTCTGCCCAAGGCTTATCTATAACAATATCAAAATGTTGTTCTGGTTGTACTATATCCCTAGAGCGTGGATCAAACATACCATTGTGGTCTGCGATAGCCTTATTGACCCACAAACGGGCGTCTTTTAAATCTTTTGGCAACCACTCGTGGTGTTTAAACTGAGAGGTATAATACTCATAGACCTTTTCCACAATGTGGTCTAAATTATAACCATGAATATCAATATCTCCTAAAATATCATCAATATACTTAGGGCTATTATTTTGCTCGCTTTGCTTAATACCGGCTAAAATTTCTAATAC